ATCTTAAAATAGAATCTTCCCGAAAAAATTTCTCAGTAACAAAGTTGAAAAAATCAAATCGAAAATAAGAGCATTCTCTAGCAAAAACACATTTTTGCGATTTTTTCAAAAATTCGAGATTTTTGGAAAAAAAAACGGTTGGGAAGAAATTTTGTTGAAAAATTACCGAAAGAAATCAACGTTTTTTCCTTACCATAACATGAATTTTTTACATCATTTAATTTCAAAATATTACCATAATTAATGTAAAACTAAATAAATATTTTGGGAAGAAAAATGTTGACAAAAGTGAAAAATGTGAAAATGTCCAAAAAAAATGTCCATTTTCAAAAATTCACCCAAAAAAATTCCCGTTTTTTTATTTGGACATTTTCAAAAAAAGTACCAAAAAACAACAAAAACAACAATTAAACAACAAAAAAATCATTACCATTTATCGTAATATTTATAAACAACAATAAAATATTTATCTAGATAAATAAAAATTTCCAAAATTCCCAAAATACAACAAAAAAGTTCCGAAATTACACAAAAAAGTTACGTAAGTATTTTATTAAAAAACTATTTAGGAAAAAGTGTGTTGATTATATATATGGAAGAAATCAACGATGATCAACATAAAAATTCCCAAAAATATAGATGTGATTTTTGTGACTTTAATACGTCACGTCTCAGTCATTATAATAATCATTTAAAAACAAAAAAACACCTGAAAAAATCAACGGGGGAAAATAATTGTCAACCAAAAAATTACATATGTGAAGAGTGTGGAAAAACTTATAAAGAGAGATCAGGATTATATAGACATAAATCTAAATGTAATGGACCATCAATAGAAACAGTTGCTGTACCACTACCAGTACCAGTACCAGTAGAAAAAGATATTAAAGACCAAAAAATAGATAAATTAACAGAACAGGTCGGTATTTTAACATCAGCATTAACAACAGCAATTAAAGAGGGTAAGTTAGGAAATACAACTACAAATAATAACACAACAAATAACCAATTCAATTTGAATATATTCTTAAATGAAAAATGCAAGGATGCGATGAATATAGAAGATTTTGTAAACCAAATCAAATTACAATTAACAGATTTAGAATCACAAGGAACATTAGGATATGTAGATGGAATTTCGAATATATTTATCAAAAACTTAGATGAAATGGAGGAAGAAAAAAGACCGATACACTGTACCGATGTAAAGCGTGAAACACTTTATGTAAAAAATAATGATATTTGGGAAAAAGGAGAATCAGGAAGAGAACATATGAAAAAAGCAATAGATACATTAACAAAAAATAATATCAAACAATTCGGACAATGGATTAGTGAAAATCCTCAATGTAAAGTACCACATACTCCAAAAGCAGATCAATTTCATAAAATATCAAGTGAAGTAGGTGGAAGTATACAACAAAAAAATATAGATAAAGTAATAAGAAATATAGCAAAAGAAACAACTATAGATAAGAATAATGTTTAATATTATGTGTAATTATGTGTAATTACAAGTAAATTTTGTATTATAATACTTTTCGTTCTGGTATTGATGAATAAGTTCTCCTAGGTTTTCAATAACAACATCTTCAATTTTCCAATATTTGGCAGTTTCCCATTTTTTTTGTCTTATTGTAGATGGTTTATCTAATAGTATAGATTCTAATTCATTATCAACAATAATGGTGGTAGAACCATTAATTTCTTTTTCATTATTTTCACTATAATTATCATCTAGGTATGAATACTTAATGAAGTTATCTCTGTTAAAATCCCCTTCGATTAATGCTTTAACAAACGGAAATTTATTCATAAATGATTTACTTCCAGATATACGTATTTGTTCATTTGGAAATATAAGATTTACACTATTTTTATTGTGAACATATTCAATATTATATTCATCTTCTAAACTTACACAATCATATTTAGTATCTTTAACAGTAGAATGAAATTCAATAAGAGGACCATTATATATTGTACTTCTGCTACCATAATAAGTATCGTAACACCCATACTCTTTTTTGAAATATTTTTCAGCTTCGTATATATCTTTAAACTTAAGTTGGTTGTTGCCATATTTATTTTCGTATGAAGTAAATATTTTTCTCATTCCGTTATTTGTTAGGATATAACTAGGTTCATTACAATCGTTCTCTATGTGTGGCATGTTATTTTATATCTCCATATAATAAAAAATTAAATCAATTTTTTATTGTATTAAAGTTAAACATTCTTTTTACTTTCCAAATAGTCTCCCCATGAGTTCTTAGTACCACCGTCATATTCAAACGCATAGTCATTATCAATTAACCACTTATTGATGTTGCATGAACCATCGTCACATATTACAGTTACAAGAAGTCTTCCATACTTATCTAGATCCTCGCATTTAAGTTCAACAATCCTATTATTAATCTTTTCACGTAGCTTATCTCTAACAAGATATCCGTGTTCTTTTTCGAGTGTATTTGTAGTTCTTAATTCAGGTGTATCAACACCTATTAATCTGCAATTCCACTTATAGTATGTATTATTTAATGGAAAAATAACCTTTATAGTATCACCATCGTAAACACTAACAACACGGGCTACTACGGTAGTACCATTAACACAGTCAGAAAACATAGGAGCATCTGTAGGAATTTCACTCATATTATAGTATATTAGGTGTATTTATATTGTTTTGATTGTTTTGATTGTATTTTTTATGTATACAGATGATTTAGTTAAGTTTAATTATACATTTTAATTCTAAATAAGTATAAATTATTGTAAATATAGTTTATCAAATATTTGCATTACTTTTTCTGGACTGAACTCCTTATAACAATTATAATCAATATCTGGATTAATTTGGAAATTAGTAAATATATTATATAACTCTTTTTCGTTATTATAATATATTCCTTTACTGCCTAATATATCTATATGAGCCTTTTCACCACACATAGCCGTAATAATTGGTTTATTCAATATTGAAAATTCAGCACATGCTAATCCAAATGTTTCACCTCCTTTTCGAGCATGTATCATCGCATCACACGTATTTATGAATTTAGCTTTTTCTTTTACATCTATTATTACATGATCTATATAAATACATCGCTTATGTTCGTAAAAGTGTTTAGTATTCAAAAATAAAAAGTAAATATTATCATTATTTATAAGTATTTTTTTAATTGTTTCATGAACATATGATATATTAAATGTATCAAAACCACCATGTCTTCCGAAAACAATAGCATCATTTGGTATATTATATGTTGTACGCATATTTTCTTTTAACACAGGGAAGGGTTCAACAATATGAGGTACAACTGGATATTTATTATTTCCAATTGATTTTGATATAACAGAATAAACATCACCATGCTTATTTTTTTCACTCGGATAAAATACACAATGTATTAAATTTTTTGCTGTTTTTGATAAGACACCATCTTCATGACCTGCTTTTAGATGATATAAATATTTAATATTATTTTCGATTATAGCATTTTCCAATGCATTACAAAGTGTATTTTTTCTAGATGCATCGTAAATTGGCTTTTTATATTTGTCTTCATCTAAATCATCTATTTCAATAATTTTAAAATAACTTTGAAACTTGCGTTTTACATCTTCTACAATAATCTTAGTGCTTTTTGGATATATTATGATTGATGTGTTATTTAAAATTTTTTGATTATATAGAGCATAATCAAAAACTGCTACTTCTGTTCCCCTCTCACTAAAATGATTTACAAAAAAACCTACTATTTTTTTCATTATATTATATTTGTTTAAAAAAAATTTTAAATATAAATAATAATAGTTATTAAATGATAAAACGTATATGTAATGAATTTGGATATAGACTAAATTTAAATATTATACCAGAAGAAATATATATAGATAGTTTTGAAAACTTACGAAATATTCGTATTACGTTATTTGATAATAAATCAAAAGTTTCATTCTATTATTATTGTAATATTAATAATGTAAATGGTTATCACATAGAAATGATATGTTCAGGTGATTACCCATTTCGTAGTCCAAAAAATATATATGTAAATTATAACAGTTATAACAATAAAATAAATTTTGATAATGAAACAAAAAAGTTTGTAGAGAAAAGATATGATGTAATATGTACATGTTGTGAATCTATATCATGTGGAAATAATTGGCACCCTATGTTTAAAATAAAATATATCATAGATGAAAAGTATTTTTGGGATAATTTATTGGTTAGACGCATGAATTTAAATATTATTCGTAAAAATAAAAATAATATTCCATCAGATTTATGGAATATAATAGAAGATTATATATTTTACAATAAAGATGATTATCAAACTATGAAAAGAACTGGCAAATATATCATTTAGTAATTGATAATATTTGATAACAATAAATATTTATATAATATATATGAAATTAAATAAAAAATTTATTAAAAAAATTAATTTTTTGTATTTATCTTTAATTTTTGTTTTTATTCTTATTATTTGTATTTTATGTTATGGGTATAACAGGGGCTTATGTAAAATGAATAAGAAATATATATGCGACAATAATTTTTGCTTATATAAAGAATTTAACGTATATCTAAAAGATGTAATAAAAAACGAAATAAGTTATTTACTAACGAATAAAGAAATTCAAAAAAGAGTAGACATAGAACCATTTCCAAAAATATTTCCAGAAACAATTTTTAATTGTGCGTTACCTAATAAAAAAGGTGTAACAATATCTACTACAAATATAATTAAATACGCTCCAAATTTAATTAATTATTATGAAAATGAATTATGTAAATTAGTGACAAACCAATTAAATATTAAATTATTTCCGACAGATTTAATTTTACCAACCAGTTGTGCGTTATTAATTTATGAAAAAGAAGGTGATTGGGTAAATTGGCATTATGACCATAATTATTATAATGGAAGATTTTTTACAGTATTGATACCAATAACAAATAATTTAACTTGTACTGAATTTCAATTAAAAAACGATAAAAATGAAATAAAAAGTATTAAATTATCTAATAATAATTCAATATGTTTTGAAGGAAATTATTTATATCATAGAGCGTCTAAATTATGTAAAAATGAAAAAAGAGTTGTATTATCTTGTCAATACGTCACAAATAATGAAATGAGTTTTTTAAACAAGTTTCAGATAAAATTAAAAGATTTTGCTTATACTGGAAAAATTGAATTTTGATATTATATTGTGTTAGTAAAAAATATAAAATTTAATTATACAATATATTATGTCAAAAACAATTTTGGTTACTGGTGGTGCTGGTTTTATAGGTTATCATCTATGTAAAAAATTATTAGATGAAGGTAATACAGTAATATGTGTAGATAATTTAACTAGTGGTTCTATAGAAAATACCAAAAGGTTAACGAATAATAAAAAGTATAGTTTCTATAAACATGATGTAGAAAATATATTTATGATAGATAGTGATATAGATGAAATATATCATTTAGCATGTCCAGCGTCCCCACCTTTTTATCAAAGTAATCCAATAAAGACATTAGATACAAATTATATAGGTACAAAGAATATATTGGAATTAGCGGTAAAGAAAAAAAGTAAAGTATTACTTACATCAACATCAGAAGTTTATGGTGATCCCATAATATCGCCACAACATGAAGAGTATAGAGGAAATGTAAATACAATAGGAATAAGGTCGTGTTATGATGAAGGAAAAAGAATTGCGGAAACATTAATGATAGAATATGAGCGTTGTTATAAATTAACTGTAAAAATAGCACGTATATTCAATACATATGGCCCATATATGAATAAAAATGATGGACGTGTAGTGAGTAATTTTATAAATCAGATGATAGATGATAAAGATATAACAGTATATGGTGATGGTAAACAAACGAGAAGTTTTTGTTATGTAGATGATACAGTAGAAGGTTTAATTAAATTAATGAATACAGATGGTTTTCGTGGACCTGTAAATATAGGTAATAATGCAGAAATGACAATAAATGAATTATTAGTAACAATACAGTTATTAATGCCCGATACAAAAACATCAATAGTGTACAAAGATCTTCCTGAAGATGATCCAAAACAAAGGAGACCCAATATAAATTTGGCACGAGAAAAATTAAATTGGGAACCCAAAATATTTTTATATGAAGGTTTAAAACATACAATAAATTATTTTAATTCTCTACGCACGGACGATATGTTAGAAATACTAAATGTTACATACTAAATGTTGCATACTAAATATATATATTTTTGAATATATATATTTACATTTTTGGAGATCTAAATATCAAGACTTACAATATTTTTGTTTGAACCATTTCTTCTCTTACTTTTACTTGGTTTAGTAATATTATCTTTTTGCATTTCTTTTAGCTCAGTAATACTAATAGTACTACCTTTTTCATCTGGTTCGTTATCTAAAATTTCATTAGTAGGTGAAGAGGTTGGTTTAGGTACTGGAGCTGATTGCGGCATGCTAATACTTTTTGTTTTTAATCCACCAAGAATATTATCAATATTATCTGGACCCTTCATTTCTCTTCTAACAGATCTAATAGCTGGAGATTTTTTAGCACTACCCATATTATCTGAAAGTTCAATACCTTTAGTAGCTTGTAAATCTGGTCTATTAGCAAACGGTGAACGTTCTACATATCCTGGACGTGCAGGAGCAGGAATAGCATTACGGCCTTGGGTTTCGACAGGAGCAGGTGGAGGACCAGTATTAACTACAGTAGGTTCTTCACGCATTATGTTATTCATGAATCCCGAAAAACCAGGATTTTTAGGAGCCATACTATCAACAGCAGCTCTAGTGAATTGTTGTGCTAGATCAGGATTTTGTCTCATAATATCATCCATACCTGGCATAGCAGATTTAAACATAGTATTAGTCATGTGAACCATCATAGCACTAGCACCTAGTTGGAAAATAAGTTTAATTTCTGGAGACATCTTAGCTGAAGATTTATATTTATCATGTAATTCACCGAAAATTTCGTCATAATCAGTAATATTTTCTTGAAATTGTTCTCCCCAACCATCTAACTTAATATCAAAAGGATCGAATCTACCATTTAAAAATTCAATACCATTAATCATAGCAGATAACATATTACCTTGAAACTTAACAGAATTCTCCTTTTCTTTTTCAGCCATAATAGTTTCATATTCACCCTTCATTTCTTGAAAATTTGATTCCATTCCATATTTTTTGGTAAGCTGAACACCTTTATGTTCAAGTGTTTCAAGTTTTTTAAGTAAAAGAAATTTTTCTTTTAACATTTCTTCATTTGTTAATTTTGGTTCACTGCTATTATTCAAATTAGGATTAAGTGGGATATCATTAAATTTACCATAACCATCCCAAGTTTTATTTTCACTTTTAAAATTTTCTCTGCTTTCACTCACAATATCTGGTTTTATTTCAACTTTTTCAAAACTTATACCCTTTGTATTTTTATCAAATGATACACCTCTATCTTCATCGTCTACAATAGATGTATCAGCGATGTTAATCTTCATATCTGAAAACCCATTTAATTCATTTTCTAATGTATCTAAATCAGCTATACTAATATTATCATCATCATTAGAATTACTAGTATCTTTCCTTTTTTCATTCATAAGAAGTTCAATACCAGCACCAAAGTTTGCTGATGGTAATTCACTATTGATATTTAAATCACTAATCTCAATAATATCACTCATATTTAATATAATATATCTTATAATTTTAAGTATTACGAAACATATATTTATTAATTATGAAATTTCTTAATATAAAAAATACCTTGAAGAAAAGAATCTGCTAAATCATCTTTTTTTGAATGTTTCATAAATATATCTTTCCATGAAGATAACATATTGTCTTCATGTACACAATTTTTACAGTATTCAACACTTATTTTTTTTCTATCATTATACGTGGTTTTGTTAGGTTCAATATCTTTTAATTTATTTTGTGATGAAATAAATTCAATTTTACACTTACTTCTCATAATGAAATATTGAGCAATCATTCCTTGTAAAGTTTTCATTCTATTAGCAATAGGACTTATTTGATTTTCAATAATTACCTTTTCAAGATCAATAAAATCACCCGCAAATATAGAATCAAAAACAGATTTTAGATTTTGTCCTAAAGTAATTAAATCAATATCATCCGTTTTTATAGGTTTAATAGGTGTGAAATAATTAATTTCTAAATGTTCGTTGATACATTTTAAAATATTATCTTTTGTATGAGGTTTTTGATATTCAATTTCGTTGTTGTCAGCAAATTCGATAATTTCTTTAATTTTTAGTTTTTTAATTTTAGATATGTCATGTGTATTTGGTGGAATACGTAATTCTTGTTTATTAGCATGTTTTTTGCAATAAAAACAATCATTTTTGAAAAATTTAGCATCAGCATCACATTCTTTTCCTTTTTCAGAAAAACCACACTTATGTTTTTTTTCCTGACATATATCAACAACATCCCACTTGTTAACAGTAAAGTTTTTTGAATTTGTAACATCAAACAAGCAGAAGGCAAGATTTTTCATTCCTACATCAATACTTAAAAGTTTCATATATTTATTATAATTATTTTATTAAATACTTATAATATTATTATTTTATAATTTTATTTGCTAGATAAATCAATAACAGGAGATATTAACTGTGATTGAAGTTGTTCACGTGTTAAATATTTATTTTTTAAATCACTATCGTTATAACCAATAGGTCGTGTAGGGTCTGTTTTAGACGTAAAAAGATATGGTGTATTAGAACTATGTTCATTTTGAAATATAACAGGTTTAAATCCTGTTTGGTGATATGATTCAACCTGATTGTAACTAATTATTTTGTCAGAATTATTTGCTAAATATTTTCTGTAATCAGCATTAGTTTTTATAGAATTTTCCTTTATCATATTTTCATGCATTATTTGGCTTTCTGATTTGTGTTCTTCGAAAACTCTACCATCATCCATCATAGGAGGAAGTTCAAAATAAACATTATTTGATGATGAATAACATGTTGCCCAACTCATATTATATATAATTGATATATAAAATAAATTAAAATAAAATTATATCTGGTATTATCATTATTATTCAATATTTTCCTCATCTAAATTTAAATCGACCAGATCATCAATTTCTTCTAAAACGTGTTCTTCTAGTTCTACCTCGTTATTTTCTTCTTCATCCTCTTTTTCTTCTTCATCTTTTTCTTCTTCATCTTCTTCATCTTCTTCGTCTTCTTCGTCTTCTTCAGCATCGAAATCTTGTAATAGCTTAACTAAATCCCCCTTCTTGAGTTTACTGTACTCTGCACTAATACCCTTTTCTATACAGAAATCTTTTAGTTTTTTCATATTGTATTTGCTATAATCAGTTACTTGCTTAGGTAATTTGGATGATATATCAATATTAACAGTTTTGGGTGGTGTTTCAATAACTTCATCGGGTTTTATTTCCTCAACGATAATTTCTTCAACAATTTTTGTTTCGATAACTTCGTCTTCTACAACTTTTATAGTATCATCTTCTTCATCTTCTTCATCTTCGTCATCTTCGTCATCGTCATCTTCGTCCTCGTCTTCTTCGTCATCGTCTTCTTCGTCCTCGTCTTCTTCGTCCTCGTCTTCTTCGTCCTCGTCTTCATCTTCGTTATGTTCATTTTCATATCCATTTTCTTCGTGAACATTATCATCATCATCATCACTCTCTTCATCACTAATTATCATAGATTCATCTAATTTAGTTACATCATTAACAATTCCACCTCCTGACTGTGATGACATTATAAGTTGTGTTGTTTTAATATTAGTAATTTCCATAGAAAGTCCTGTAATAATTTCCATCATACTATTTAATTTATGTTCAGTTTCAGAAATTTGTCGCTTGATGAAAAAGAAAAGTACTGCAATAACACATATCATTCCTAAATATAATGCAATATTACTACCAAATTCAAACATCGCCATAAAGTTCATATATAACTAGATATATATATATATTTAAATTGATTAAACGAAATATATTTTATTTAAGATATTTTAATGTAGAATCGATAATATCAAGTGGATAATCAAGTTCTTTTAATACCTTAACAGCACCTTTGATTTTTGATATTCCTTTTTTTAATATGTATGTATATTTAAAATCATATTTATTGATAGGTGTTGTCTTCATATTATAATTAACAATATTAGGATTATTATTAATATTTTCACATAGTTTAATTAAATGTGTAGTCATCATAAAATCAACGTTTTTATGATTTGATAAATAGTTAATAAATGAGTGTGAACTAGCTTCAGCTTCATATGGATTTGTACCAGAATATAATTCATCAAAAATACAGAAATGTCTCTCATGAACGTCTTTGGTAGCGTCAATTATTTCTTTACAACGTCTAGCTTCTGCTTGGAACAAACTATCTCTTCCGCTGGTGTCTGGAATGTTTAAGTAACAGTGAATATAATGGTATGGATTAATATTCGCTTTTTTATAAAACCCACAACCAATTTGTTGTGAAATTAAAATGTTTAATATTGTAGTTTTTAGTAGTGTAGTTTTACCTGAAGCGTTGGGACCTGTAATAATATATTTATTATTTAATTCGTATGAGTTTTTAATAGGTTTATTGTTATTACAGAAAAACGCCTTTGTAAATTTAGTATTTTTCTTTTTATTAAATGTGCAATAATTCATTTTTTTGTTTTTAATATTAGTTTGAATACCAATAATATTATCTATATATCCATGAAATCCAAACGAGTACATAATAGAGGAATTCAATTCTTCGTCATCATATATAGAATAAAACTGTTTTTGAATATAACCCAAATTAAATAATTCGGTAAAATTCCACGAATACGGGCGTATCTTATTAATTTTGGTTAAGTATTTTTTTAAACAATTATTGTGTTTTTCTAATGTTATTTTAAAATTATTATATGTATCAAGGTCTCTAATATGGTTACTATATATATCCATACTTTGTGTAGTATATAAGATGTATTTCGACATATCGTCAATAAATATGTGTAATTTGGAAAGATTATGATGAAAACGAATACAACTAAGTATATTAGAATAAATTTGAAAAGCATACATTAAAATGGTTATAACTAAGTAGGAAGCCTGTCTAAAATCACTAAAATTACCTGTAAATAAACGAACAATCGATGTATTTCTAAACATATTAGTTAATACATTAATATATACATCTAAAGTTATATGATGTCCTTGTATCATTAATAGTATATATGGAACAAGAAGGAAAATAATAGGTAAAACAAGAGAGAAAATAGGACTAAGAATGTGAATTAATGCAAATAATAAAAGAAAGTATTCAATATGATTTAAAAATTCTAGGTGTGACCAATCCATAAAACCATATCTTTCTTTAAATCCTTCGTCGGTTTTATATGAAATATATTTATCATGAATATTCATAAGTGTTTTATTGTCTAACATAGCAGTACTTTTGAAAGTTTTATATAAGTTCTGAGATTGTTTTAAAAAATTGATATCAGTAGTATGATATTTACACCACATATTTTGAGTAGTTTTTGCGAAATCATTACTAGGGTTAAAAACATAAGATATAATATTATCACCGTCAATATCACCTTTTTTGTCAATCATTTCTAAATCATTTATAATAACATGGTCAACATCGCTTTTATTTTTTATTGTAGATATAGGGAGATGGAAATAATCTGAAATACTCATGTTTTTTTTGGTTTCCATGATATAGTAATGAAATAATTAATTAATTATAATTTAAACCAATTATATAATAATTAATAATAAAATTGAAAATAAGTTTAAAAAAATATTGTTATAAATATCAAGGATGACGAGTTGTGAAATATATAATCTAATTAGAATCGACCAGATAATAAATGATGGGTTTACTCTTGAACTGCCTCAAGAAACTGTTGATATGATTAATAAAATATCAGATATAGTTGGAGCAACAAATTATGTAAAAACTCCCGTATTCCATAAAAAAGCAAAAAATAAAAATAAGAGTTCAATTTCACATGAACCAGTTGTACCAAGACCAGTAGTTGAAAAAACAAAAGTAGAAGCACTAAAATCATCAATACAAGAGTCGTTGAATAAAATGACAGAAAAAACATACAGCATTTTTGAAGAAAAAATTATGTCAGCAGTTTCAGAATTGAATGCAGAACTAAATGATGATGAAACATTCTTAAATGATGTTACGTTATGGATATTTGATCTTGCTACTATAAACAGATTTTCTTCAAATGAATATATAAATCTTATAATGAAACTACAAGAAAATTATAATGGTATGATGGAAGTATTTAAGAACAAAATAGATGAGTTTTTGAAATCGTTTGATAATATAGAATCAGTAAATCCTGACGAAGAATATGAAAAGTTCTGTAAGTTGAAATCTCAGGGTGAGAAGAGAAAAACAATAAGTTTATTGATAGTTAATTTGTTTAAACGTGATATGTATAGTATAATAAATTTAGAAGATATGATTATAGATTTAATTGATACAATATATATCTATTATAAAAAGGATGGTTACAAAGCATCTTGTGAAGATATTGCAGATAATATACACGTTATTGTATCAAATGCAACAGCAGATAAATTGAAAAAAGGAAACAGTTTTCAAAATATAATAGATAAGATAATAAATATCAAGGATTTAAATAAGAATGAAAATCCCAGTCATAGTAATAAAACGAAATTTAGATTAATGGATATATTGGATTGTTTAAAAAAGTAATATATATTATTAAAAAAAAGCATAAGAAAATATTAATAATATATATTATGGTATTATCTAAATTAGATAGTAGAATAAATTATGATGAGAACAGATTAGTGTATGATGAAGATATAGGTATAGACGCAACATTATATGAGATATTTCCAGATTCATTAGAATACAAGATACATGTAGCAGTTGGTAAAATAAAATATACTTATGTAGAGAAAAATATTGTTTTTTTTCCAATATACTTGGTTGATAAAAATGAAATAATAATGAGAATAGGTGTATTTGAATTATTATCAAATAAAATACCAGAACTAATGAACGACATGAATGAAATAGATTTGACAAAATTAAGTAATAATGAGCCAATATTATATTCTTACGCAAATAAAAAAACTCTTCGTGAGTATAGTAGTGATAAACCAAAGGTTAATTTAAAAACTGACGGTGATGAAACAAAGGATGAAGATAGTGATGAGACATTTAATACAGTAAAGGCAGTTGGAATGCAAGAGATTGATATAGAGACGGACGAAACCGCCAAACAGGAGAGAGAGAAATTTGTTGAAAGAGTAAATACATCTTGGATAGAAAAATTCATGAAGAATAACAATTATAGTTTATTGGATAATGAAGGGGCAGGAGATTGTTTTTTTTATGTATTAAGAGATGCGTTTTTAGGAATAGGAAAAGAAACAACTGTTACAAAATTACGAAATATATTATCTCATGAAGCAGACGAAGAAACATTTCAAACATATAAAACATTATTTGAAAATTATAAATCATCACTAGTAACATCAAAAAACGAATCCGAAAAAATAAAGGGAGAATTGAAAAATTTGAAGGATAAATTTAAATTGACAAAAGATAGAAATACACAACTAATGTTACAGAAACAAATGAAGGGAAAGGTAAATGATTTTGAAAAAATAAAAGCAGAAGTAGAGGTGACAAAAGAAAATTTAAAGGAGGTAAAAATAATGACAGGTGTAAAGAATCTAGAATCGTTTAGAAAAAAGATAAGAAGTTGTGAATTTTGGGCTGATACATGGGCATTAAGTACGATGGAAAGAGTAATGAATATAAAGTTAATATTAATGTCAAGTGAATCATATGAGACAGACGATAAAGATAATGTACTAGTATGTACTCAATTAAATGATAGTAAATTATATGAAACAGGCATTTTTAATCCTGATTATTATATAATAGTAGATTTTGTAGGTGATCATTACAAATTAATTACATACAAAGATAAAAGAATGTTAACATTTAATGAAATACCATATGATCTAAAAAGACTGATAATATTAAAATGTATGGAAGGTAATGAAGGTTATTATAATCTTATACCTGAATTTGCTGAATTAAAAGAGCAGAATAAACATCATGATGATCAAGAATCAGTATCTGTTATGGATGAAGAAATAACAAAGTTATATAATGATAATATTGTATTTCAAATATATCCCAAGTCAAATGATAAACCATTACCTGGTAAAGGTTCAGGAGAGAAAATACCAAAAGAAGATAAACGTTTTGGAGATTTGAATAAAATAATGAATTGGAGAAAGAAATTGTCTAATAGTTGGGAGGAACCTTTTGAATTAGATGGTTATAATTGGACATCAATAGAACATTATATAAATGCTAATAAATTTTTATCTAATAGCGATTTTTATAAGAACTTTACAATAGAAAAGGGAACTCCGATCTCAAAATCAGTAGAATTAGCTATTGATGCTGGTGATGATAAGAAAAGTAAATTGAGACCCAAAGATGTTAAAATTGATGATGATTATGAATTAAATAAATCAAATATACTTGAAAAGGGATTATTTGCCAAATTCAGTCAAAATGTCTCTCTTAAACAGTTATTATTGGATACAAAGGATGCAAAGATTGTACATTACAAGAGAGGTAGTGAACCAATAATATTATCAGAATTAATGCGTGTAAGAGAGAAATTAAATAAATAAATATGTATTATGTATTACGATATTGATGTAATATATAATATAAAAGAATGTAATGATTATATGAATTTTAAAAAACCATATGTAATAAAAGGAGGTTGTAAAAATATGAAAATATTTAATAATGAAAAAAAAATGGATTTTCTAAAGAATTCTTTTGATAATATAATATTTCCGATAGAAATATACGAGAATGACATAGAAATGGGTGAAACAAACATAAAAAATAGAAAAGAAATTGAATTTTCTAAGGTTTATAACAAAATTACAAATAATAACACAAATAAAAAATATTACTTAGCTGAAATAGATTTATTCGAATATGAAGAACAATTACCTACTGATTTTTTGAAAAACTTTGATATTGATTTAGATAACTACAGAATAAATGAAGGAATGTTAATATTTTTCGGAAATAATGGAAAATCGGGATGTCATTTACATACAAGTCACGATTATGTTTTAAACCAAATTGTTGGAAAAAAGACAGTTTATATGTTTGATTATGATGACAATAATGTAGAATTTTGTAGTTTATTTTCAGATAAAATAAATTTTATTAAAGAAAATTTTTTTACTATGAATAAGACAAATATGAAAATATATAAGGTGGTACTAGATGAAGGTGATTCTCTGATAATACCTCCATGGTGGTGGCATGCAGTAGAAGGTAATGGATTAAATTACAGTATAACAAAAACATATGATAGATACGATTATACATATTTATTTTCTAAACCATATTTATTTGTAATAATAATTGTATCAGAATTTTTTGGTATTATAGAGCAGTATAATATAATAATAGTATCAATATTATTGATATTATTAATATTTTATATGATTATTTTTGTAAAAAATTTACTTGGATCTGCGGGTATTTTTTGAACGACGGCAGTATTTCTTACCTTTCTTTGTCATCTTGCATCCTGTTGTTGCAACACATGCATAAGCTCCCTTCTTACGACATGATGATTTCTTTACACGCGAACGATATAATCTACGTCTTGCTAGACTTACTTTTCTTTGACTACGAGTTTTGACAGCCATTATATATTATTAATATATAATTATTTTATTTCTAATAAAGACATTTTTGTTGATTTATAAAAATTAATATTTTTACTAAATTTATTGAATATTTTTTGATTAATTTCTATATTTTGAATAAAAGATTTATTTTTATATTTTGATGTTATAAATTTAATAAATTTATCTACGTTAGTTTTCGTTTTATAAAAGTCAATAAAGTTAATATTATTTTCAATACACCATTTTATAAAATCTTCTAAATTATATATCAATATGCATTTTGTAATATAATATGAAAACACACTTGTTTTTTCATGGTAAAATGAATTTCTTTTAAACTCAGAAATACTATTTTTACTATACAAGTCAGTATAATCTAAATTCATATATTGCAATATTTTAATAAGTTGTACAATAGAAAAAATTTTTTCATATTTTATAAACGTATTAACAAACTCAGTATATTTTTCTATATTGTTTTTATTATCTTCAAAGAAATATGATATCATAAAAACATTAAATGTTTCTGCCCAAAATTCACAGTATGTTTCATTTATATTTATTTCAGAATTAATTGGAAATATTTTTTTAATACGTTCGGCCACATTTTCATTATCTAACATACAAAAATCTAAACCAAATGCGTGAATTGTTTCGTGAAAAATACTTTTAATCCATTCTTCTTTTCTGAATATTACAATTTCATTTTCAGTATGTGGATTACCACAACAATACGTATATGCTGAATTTACATTTATACCACTTAGTATATCTGTTTCATTAGAAGGGAGTCTCTTCATTTTTTTTGTTAAATAAATATACATGGTAATTCGTTTACTACAATCCCTAGATGAATGGTTTAATACAATATGTAACCATGTGATAATAATAGATAAATATTCATTAATATTAAATGTGTTTAATGTAAATACAAAAATTATTTTAAACTTTACATCCATTATGGTAACATTACATGTTATGTAATAATTTGTTGTTTTTTTAATTTCATTTTCAATTTCATGTGGAAAAAAACTATCTGAAGACGATGATGGGAATGGAATTTGTTTAACGTTATTTATTTTTTTTGTCTCAATTGTAATACTATTTTTGATTTTATTATAATATTTATAACCGATATTAATTTCGTTAAATATACATTTAATTAAATTATTGATATTTGTTTTTTTGGTAATTAATTTATAATTTTCTATTTCTTTAATGAAATTATTAGTTATATTAGCTAATTTCATATATAAAAATATATAGATTATATTTATATATATTTATTTATTGTTGTTGAAATACCTTAATACATTCCCAAATTTTAGATGATTCATCCAAACCAAAAGCTCCTCTTTTTTGTGCTAAATTCAAAAATGAAACAATAACATTTAATGCGGTGTTTGGTGAATCAATAGGAACATCGACAAGTTTCATTTCCTTTGGTGCTTCTTCAGATGGTGGCGTCGGAGGGACAATTTCGTTAGTGGGTTGCTCAGTAGAATCCATTATATATATACAATTGTAGTAATTTTAAGTATTTTATAGTATTAATTGTTTATTTGCTATAACATAAGTCATAAATGATAATAATATAAATTCACTAATTCTTCTATACATAGTTAATCGTCGAATTGATAATTTATAAATTTTATCATGTAATGCTAGAGTATAGTAAATTAAACTGAAATAGTATTTCCATGTAAATTCTGGAAAGTATTTGTAAACATGAGGTGACATTAATGTTATTACTAGTAATACCCAGTGTATAATTTGATATGGAATAAAAAAGGCGCCACCTTCTAAAAATTCACCTGTTTCTCCAAATAAAAATTGTAAACTATGACTATAAACATCAACTGGAAATGCTATTAATGATAGATAATAAAAATAAGGATATTTTTCAATATATTTTATATGGATTGAATATGTATTGTGTGGTTTTTGATGTACATTAAAAGCACGACTATATGATTTTGTCATAGTAGTTGGAAAATAGTATGTGTTAAATGCAGGATATGAAATGCCACTCCAAACTAGATATGTTACTGAACGATTAATCGGTTTATATATTTTGAGAAATAAACAATAATATTCAGCAATAAGTTGATGATAATATTCATCTTTTTTTAAAGATAATACATAAGGTTTTGAGAAATCGTATTTAATTAGTTCATTATTCATAGTATAATTAGTATTATATTTTTAAGTTAAAATAATAAATGATATTATTTATTATTTTATTTGTTATTTATTTAGCTACTTATGCTGTAGTTGCAGCAGCTGGCTTAGGAAAGTGGGGAGACATGTATCTCTGAAGGTTGAAGTAGGTGAGAGTCTCGCCCTTAGGAATCTTGAGAAGCTTCTCAAGCTTGGCATCAGGGTTAATCTTGCGACCATTCTCAGGGTCTTGAAGCTTGTGTGCACGGATGTACTTGTTAATCTCGCGAGTAACTTCAGTACGTGCCATCTCAGAACCCTTATCCTTTCCAAGGAAAGTAGCAAGCTCATCGGTGATAAGAGTTGGCTTTACGAATCCGCTAGGAGAACGGTTGCCACTCTTGCGTTGGCGTTGAGCAGACTTCTTGCGTGCATTCTTAAGCTCACGCATGGCCTTCTTCTCAAGGGTACGGAACTCGTTACGAAGAGTAGAGAATTGGGAAGCAAGTCCTTGCATCTTTCCCATGAAAGCGCTGAAATCATCAGCGACAGATTGTTCAACATCAGCCTCCTTAGGGGCATCAGCTACAATTGCGTTTGTTGCCTTAACCTCAACTACCTCGACAGGTGTCTCGGTAGGAGCAGCAGTCTTAGTAGTCTTCTTGACTACGGTCTTCTTAGCAGGAGTCTTAGGGGCACTATCGGTCTTCTTAACCATTATACTATTACATAGTAGTATGCCTTTAAGCTGTTTTAACAGGTAATATATATTTTTATATATTTTATATTACTTTTATGACCTAATGTCGTTAGAATTAATTATTTTTATTACTAAATAAAAAAAACTAATATTTTTACGAATTATTTTTTTTAAATATGTACAACCGATTCATATAACCATGGTAATGCCTCTGCCGCATCTTGAGATACTAAAGTAAAACCTCCTAAAACATACATAATACCCAAACTTTTATACTCATTATTACTTCCTTTTGTTGTTAGATTTTCTATTATTACTAAAACTACCTTCTGAAGATGAGTAATATCTCTAGAAGTACCTAGATTGTGTATAAATGGTGTACCGTTAGGATAATGAATATTTCTTTTTGTTTCATTTGATAATTGGGCTCTATATTCCCAAATATCGTGTAATTCTCTTATATATTTAATTAATCTTCGTATGTCTAAATTTAAAAACCAGTTAGGATTTGTGTAATTTCCAAGACTATCCATATGTTGAAATAGTTCAACGGCTTTATTTTTAATTATTTCACTTTCATTTAATACTACATCATCTTTTTCACCCTCCAATTCTATTGGATAATTAAATAGTTTACTTAATTTAATATAACTGTAAAAATTATTTATTATATCATTTGGAATTATACTTCTATCATAAGGATTAATTAATTCTTTTTTACTTTTATTGTTATTATCAATATATGTCTTGAGTGATCCAACATGAAATCCATATGTAATATCATTATTTGTATAACTAAAAAAAGAGTAATGATTTATATCTTTTAGATTTTTTAGACTAACAAAGTCACTTTCATTTACACAACATGTTTTATCATAAATTGCACTACCTCGTAATCTTAAATATTTTTTAAATAAACACGATTTAAATATTTTTTGTATTTTTAAAATATAGTATGTATGTTTTAAATGCCAAATTATTCTATTTTTTACTTCATTTTTATTACCACTCTGTTTAAGTTTATAATGTTTACAAATCTCCTTTAATTGTTTCACATTATAGTTTAATATACTAACCACAGTATATTGTTTAATTTCGGGTATAAAAAAGTCTTCATCTGCGAGTTTATTTATATTCTTTTTGTTTTTTTTCTTATTTATAGTTGGATTACTTACAATAATGTTTTCATCAAATTTATATTCTTCTGAGAGATCAGCTGATGTTTTTCTATACATATATATATAACTAAATATTTACTTTTAATATTATTAAAAAATAAATTAATAAAAAATAATAAAATCATTTATGGTCTAATTATAAAAAAAATTGATTTAAAGAGAATGGTATATGTAGTAGTATAAAAGATGTCGAGCATTACTGATATTAATACCGTGAACGTTGAAACTGCCTTCAAGTACCTACCTGTTAAGGTAAATAGTGCTGGAGGTAAGTCTGTTGGGATTCAAAATAAGTCTATGAACAAGAAGGTCGTTATTCGTACCCCGCTTATGTTGACTTGGGGATTGAGTGATTATGAGGGAAATGAAAAGTTTCAGTTTTCCTTGCAATTTCCTGGAAATGATTTCCTAACTCCTAAGACTAAGAAGCTTCTTGATCAACTAATGGCCTTTGAAGCTAAGCTTAAGGCCGATGTTATCGTTAATTCTAAGGAATGGCTTGGAAAGGCTAAAATGACCCCTGAAGTTTTGGATGCTCTTTGGACCCCTATGTTGAAGTATCCTAAGACTGACGGAGAACCTGACCCTACAAAGTCTCCAACTCTAGCCATTAAGACACCTCGTTATGATGGTAAGTGGGCATGTGAGATTTATGACCAGAAGGGTAACTGTATCTTTGACCCAAATGATACTGAAACTACAAGTGATCCTAGAAATTTTATCACTAAGGGTTGTAATGTAGCATGTGTTGTTGAGTGTGGAGGTCTCTGGATTACTGGAGGTAAGTGTGGTGTTACTTGGAGACTTGTTCAAGCTGCAGTAAAGCCAAAGGAAACACTAGCAGGTAAGTGTCATATCACACTTGATGACGATGAACTAGCTGTTCTAGAGAAGGAACCTGAGGGTGAAGATGATGATGAAGGAGTTTTGGTTTCAACTCAAGTTGAAAGTGATGATGAGGATGAGGAACAAGAAGAGGAGCAAGAAGAGGAAGCTGAAACAGTATTCGTTCCTCCTGTTGAAGAACCTGTTAAGAAGAAGAAGGTTGTTCGTAAGAAGACAGCTTAAATAAAATAAAAATAAAAATAAAATAAAATATATATAATAATGCCTATAACATTAGGTTTTATAATAGCTATATCATTAGTAGGAATTATCATATTAGTATATTGTGTTGGAAAAGAGTAATTCAATTACTTTTTTATTTTTATTATACTGTTTAATATAATAAAAATAATAATTATGTTTGTATTTTTGTGCTATTCACTCCATATAATATTTTTTTAGCATTATCTAATGATATATTCCTACTCTGAGATAATAATGTTACTTCATTAAACATTTCATTTAATGCATTTTTGTATGACTTCTGACTCCACCATAACTCATTTTTCAATTCAATCGGTGATGCATCATATATATGAACTTTATCACCACAATAAAATCTTAGCTTTTTCTCTAAAGAAATAATATTTAATGAATAATCCATATTAATAATATTATATATAAATTTTTAATATAATGTTAAATTTATTATTAAATCACTTTTATCACTATTATCAAATATATCATTATTTGAGATCCTAGAAATACCCTCTTCTTTAAAAACAAAATTTTGGTTCTTTTTTATATATACTTTATTCGTTTGTATATAGTGTTTTTTGTTATTTATTTCAAAACACATTTCATCATTTTCTAGAATACTTGAATCTAATTTTCGACTAAAATAATAATGTATATTGTTATTGATGTCTATATTACAATATTCAGGTAAATTAGGTGTAATTTGAACTATTATTGTTTCACCTGAAATATCATATGTCAATTCATTATGCCATAATGGTATTAATAGTGTTTTTTTACTTTCTTTATTTATATTTAAATTAAAAATATTGTCTAGAAATAAATCATCTATACTTGGTGTTAAATTATATACTTTTATATTATCAGTTTTTTCATTAATAATATTAATTAATTCATCATAAATATCTTTATCAAAATAATAGTTATATTTATCTATAATCTGCTTTAAAAATATTAAATTATCTTTATCTACTTTATTTAGTAATTTGCCAGATATCATGTTTACAAATTTTAAAATTTTTTCTTTTACAGCATTTTGGTCTATATTTGTTTTATTGTGAGTTAAAATAATTTTAGTAAATAATGTGAATATATCATCATCTTTAATATTATCATTATTTCCACTATCCAACTCTTTTGTTAAAACATCATACGCCATAGATAGTTCTATAAAATCTTTGTGACTACCGCCTTTATCTGGATGTTTTTTTAGAGATATTTTTTTATATTGTTTTTTAAGTTTTTCATAATCATACTCGTCAAAATTGTTTATATTCATTATCTTTAATGCTGTAGTTTTATTCATTATATTACTTATATTATGGTTTTATCTCTAAGTTGTATATTGTTTTAATTATAAAATATATTATATTTTCTACATGGTAAATTGGTCTATAATTATTATTGTAGTATTTAAAAAATGTATGTGTTTTTAATAATATTTCATAAATATTCTCTTCGTTTAATTTCTTTTTTTCTATTAAATCCTTTATTATATACCATATTACATCATTCATATTAATGTCGTAAATAAATATATTGTATAATTTGTCTCTAAAAGAAGTATATTTTAAATTTTCAATATTATATATATCTTCTAATATGCTATCACAAATATTTTTGTATTTATTTATTTGACTTTGTTTAGTTATTAAATTTTTTATATTATCAATATCATCACAATTTTCTATATTTTTATTTTTTGTTATTTTTGTGTATTTATTCTTTGATGGTCGTGCAACACTTATTATTTCACTACATGTAATAATTGTTTCTGGTATAAAGCTTATATGCTCAGATATTATTATAAATTTCACTTTATGTTGCATCGATTTCTGCATATAACTATAAAATATTTCTAGTAATTCATTATTTATATCATGAAAATTTTTACAAACAACTATCTTTGTTTTTCGTGTACTCGCATTTATTATATCTAATAAATTTGTAAATATTTCATGCCATAATAATTTTGCATTACATCCCAATAATGACATATCAACTTCTATATGAATATCACTAATTTTATAATAATGATTCTGTTTATTAAAAACAACACATAACTTTTTCTCATATTTTAAATTATTTGGACTGTATCTTGATAGGAATGATAATACCTGTGTATATTTACCTGAACCTGGAGGTCCATAAAAAATCATATTATTTATTTTATCTATATCCGTTGTATATTTGTCAAAATGCTTTTTTAATTCAGGATGTAAATTTTCTTTCTCACATGAATTTATATATTCTTCAAATGTACTTTCTAGAAACTTCATACTAATAATACTTATTAATAATTTTTAAATCTTACTTATAATATAATTAATTAATTTATATTATAAGTTATTTTTTACGTCTATTTTTCGTTTTTGTATGTTTTCTTTTCTTTGTCTTTTTTTTACCTTTTTTTGATTTATAAGACGCTTTCTTTCTTCCACCGCTAAGACCAAAAGGTATCCAATTACCCCTCTCAGATTTGATTGCTTTCTTTCTTTCTTCTTCATCTTGTATTCCATCAAATATTAGTTTATAGCTTCTTTCTCTGCGTACTAATCGTTCAATTTCTTTATTCCATTCCGTATTCATTATTTCATTAACTTTCGACCATTCAACACTCGTTTCGTATTTTTTTAATTGATTGGCTAAAAATTTATGTTTTTCCGAAAGAAACCTTTGATATAACACCATTATATTTTCTATTTCATGATCTTCTATTTTTTGATTTATTTTATGATAGTCGTCTTCGGTTAATTCTCGACGAGGATAATAGGTATACCCGCCCTTTTTTTTTCTTGTCTTTTTTCCACCAAATATTAAAGTATGTTCCTTTGATGGATCTTCAAGGCTATTTTGTGTATTGTTAAAACTACTTGGTACTTGACTTAATGCGCTGAAAACTCCTCCAGAACCTTTTGTGAATCTTTTCCCGCCTTTTTTTTTAATTGTTTTTTTAGAATTATTAATCATATATATATACTTATATTTTTTCAACGTTATAATGTTCTTTCTGATGACATTTTTCGCATAAACCAATTAAATTAGAAAGATGATTTTTATGTAAATCTCCAATAAATCCTGAGTTATTAGCATATTTTTGTTGAATAATATGATGTGTTTCAATAGCAGGGTTCTTTTTACACTTTTCGCACATATTGAGTAATTTTTTAGAGTTATATCTTGACTTACGTGAATCAAGAATGCTTACAGAATCAATATATTTGTTTCTTAATTCATATGCGTTTTCTAAAAAATGTGTAGGCATATTTAAAGATTTACATACTTCTAAACCATACATACTTTCACCAGGACCATCTTTTAGCTTACGATCATATATTAGTGTGTCCTTCACTCTATCATATTGTACCGTCATATGTTTCATAGAGAGACGTTCCATGCTTTCAATTTCAGAATAAGTAGCAATTTCATGTAAATGAGTAGCGAACATAAATGATGATTTTTTTTCATGAATAACCTGTAATCCAGAGACAAAAATAGCCTTAGCAGAGTCCATTTCAGTACCTGAACATAGTTCGTCACCTAAAATTAAACTATTTTCATCACATTCTTTTAATATAACATTTAATTCAGACATTTCAACAGCAAATGTGGACAACCCTTTGAAAAGATTGTCATTATTGAGGATTCTCGAGAAAATTTTTCTATAAGGAACAAATTCGAAGTGAGAAGCAGGTACATAATATCCACTTTGTGCCATAATAATAGACATGCCAACAGCTCTAATTAAACTAGTTTTACCAACAGCATTAGTTCCATATAGTAATATTCCACTGTTCTCTCTTCCAATTTCTAAATCGTTGGATACATATTCATCACTATGGAGGTTTTCAATCAAAGGGTGTCTTATATCTTTTACACTTATATAAGAGGACGATGAGAGAAGTGAGAGAACAGAAGGTTTATAATAATTGTATTTTTTGGCAACAAATGCCTTATTCTGTACATTATCAATAATTTCGATGTATTTTATGATATTATTTAAATGTTGTTGATGGTCAATTAAAAAATCTAAGAATTTCAAATGAAGACTATTTACTTTGTTCTTAATATTTTTTTTAAGTTCATTAATTTCTTTTAGAATAACCTTTATAGAATTACTTTCAATAATGACGTTATTTTGTGTAGAAGGCTCTGATGTAACACAATCAATACCTTCATTTTCAAGTATATGTTTAGATTTTATTAATTTACCAAATCTTGTTTTTGTTGTAATCAAGCACAAACCCTTTTTATCTATGGATTCAATTTTAACATATTCATTACTAGTTGTTTTTTTTTCATTAGATTTAATGGCTTTATCGCATACACTACGGTAATGGTTAAGTGTTTCCATGTAATAATTATATTGGTCAACATATTGATCTAATTCAGTATCATAATTAGAATTAAATATATTATCTTCAATATCATATAATTCAATATTTTCACAAATATCAATATTATACGCCTTCTTTATTTCTTCAATAATATTGGTAGTTTCGTCAAATATATTGTTATTATCAAATTTAAAGTCTAAATATTCTACAAACTCTTTATATGATTTAGTATGAATATATACCTCTCTAGTGATTTCAATACTTTTTAGAATGAATGTAATTTCTAGTGGAGATATTTTTTTCATAACAATTTTTCTGACTAGATATGCTAAATCGTATACATTAAATATATTTCTAATAAAATCAACAATACCAAAGTTGTTTAAAAGAAATTCTGTCATATTATATTCTCTCTTCAAGTCGATAGAAACTGTTGTCGGATGGGTAAGGTCATACTCATACCTCCTTCGTCCTATAGATGTTTTACAGAAGTTTAAGAGATTGACGAGAGAACTCAGACGACCAGTATATTTATTATCTGGTATAATATTCAATTGTTGTAATGTATGATTGGCTAATATGAGATTAGTATTATTATTTTCAAATGATGGATAGTTAATATTTCTAGTAAGTGATGGATTATGCTTATAAATAAAGTCTAATAAAAACGTAATAGATTGTAGAGCAGTAGTTTTTTCCATAATGTTTGAATCAGATATATAAATTTTAGTTTTAAAATAATTAAAAAATGTTTCATACTGATATACTTGTTCACAGCATTTTTTACAGATAGAGTCGTTTTCATCTATAATATGGATTGTATTTGTATTTATATTAGAATACTGAATAACTTTGTTTACTTCATCATCATTAAAACTAGAAATAATGATAACTTCACTAGGTGTTTTGATTGAGATAAATCTTTGTAATTCGTCATATATAGTGTGTGATTTACTATATATAGTTTCATATTCATATAAGCATGTATCTCCAGTAGTGTTATTTACATTAGAAATACCACAATATAGAATAGGATTCTTTTGTTTAGTTGCTTTTGTTACTTCTAACCAGATACAACAGATATTATTTGAAATATTCATTTCATTACTTGAGAAATATGTACCTGGACTAATAACTTGGTTAAATGACCTTATAGTGGGGTCATTTTCGTCTTGAGACCAAATTACACTTGTGAATCCAGAATTATTAATATATGTTAGATATTTTTCTAATGTACCTGGTTTATCAGGGATACCTGCCATAACAATATCCTTATCATTATATTTTAGTTGCTTAGGTCGTATATTAAGATGACAACTAGAAGATATCTCTTGAATGTTACTGCCAAGAAGCGTTCCATTATTATCTTTCATTCCATATATTTCATAAAAGCTACCTACTTGTAAAAGTACAACGGTTCTCTCTCCATACTCCTTTTTATATTTATCAGTTAAGTCAAAATATAATTTAAATATACTTTCCTTTTCCTTTTTATTTGATGACATGTATATTAACTTAGAGAGAAAACTTTATACTTATTTTCTAATTAAATTTTCAGGTGTAACATTAAACCACTCAACAGTAGTTGATATACCATTTTCTATACTAGTAAATGTTGTATCTGGATATAAATCCATAAGTTTTTTATTATCTGCTGTTTTTTTAAACTGACCATCTGGGTAATTACAATCGAATTTAATCATGTTTTCATATCCAAAACATTTTGCGATAGTATTTGCTACATAATAAATACTTACTTCATTCTCTTCAGAAACAGATAATATAATAGGGTCTTTCTCATAATATTCAAATAATACCTTTAATATTAGCTTGGCTAAATCTAAACTATATATGAATTGTCTTAATGGTGTTCCCGACCCATTAACAATAAAAGGTTGATTATTTTTTTTAGCTAAATAACATTTATGTATTAATGCTGGTATAACATGGGCATCTTTTAAATTAAAATTGTCATATTTTCCATAAATGTTTGTAGGAATGATACAGTTATATATTCTTTCTTTATTTTCATAATATAATCTAGAATGAAGTTCCAACATTCTCTTAGAATATGCATATGCATCATTTGAAAAATGAGGAGGTCCATTATGTAACATATTTTCATTTATGGGATATGTTGTGTCATCGGGAAAAATACATGTCGATAAACATGATAATACTCTATTAATATTTAATTCATCACACACTTTTAATACATTATAATTAATCTGTGTATTTATTTCATACATGTTAATCTTTTCCGACATATTTCTAAATAGTCCTCCAACATATGCCGCTAAATGAATAACCGCATCAGGATTACATTTAGAAAAATATTCTTTTGTATCATTAATATTTGTTAAATCACAATCTTTACTTGATATAAATATGTAATCATGATCATTATTTATATAGCTATTATCATCATTATTTCTTTGTAAATAGATAGTTTCTTGAATTGCCTGACCAACTAAGCCAGAACCACCAGTAATAAGTATTTTCATTATTAATTAACTATAAATAATTTGTTTTATAATTACATAAAAATAATTAATATATTATGATAATATAGTAATACATGAATATACTTATAAATTATAATACATATGACGCTAATAATGTTTTTTTTAGTGAAGCAATAAAAAATACAATCATAGAAAATAGTGTTTTTAGACGATTAGTATATACCCCAAATAATTATTCTTTAAATAGTCTTCATTTTATGGTTAGTATTCAGAATGCTGTAATAAAAAAATATTATAATAAATATAAGTGTTATATAAATCATACTACACTAAATCATCTTGAGATATTAAAAATGAATACAATTGAAAAGACAATTTTAAGTAGAGCAGATATAAAAGATAAACGACCAGTTATGCAGATAGCTGATTTATTAAATCAAAAACACATAAAGCTTTTTTCAAGTGACAATTTAAATGATAATTATGAGGTTTTTAGGGTAGTTTTAAAAATTTCAGGCATATGGGAGACCGAAGACACATATGGTCTCACTTTTAAATTTATCGATATTAATAATTTATAAAATATATAAATAATTTGTAATAATTTAATATACAAATTATTTTATTTAAATATAATGCTTCCGAAAAGTCCCAACAAAGAAGTAAACAAATCTAAAAAAGATTGTAAAATTACAGCTACTAATTTTACTGAATGTATAAGAATATCGTCTGAGAAAAATGAAGACCCTATAATTTTATGTGACGATGTAGCTATTAAATATTTAGACTGCATGTTATCCTTAGAAAAAAAATAACTACTTCAAATATTTAATAAATTTCTTGGGTATTAATTGAAAACCATCTGTTATAAATTGTTTTAAAATATCATGTTTTAATGATTGAAAAACTACATACAATATTGTAAATACACCGAATCCTACCATTACACCCCAGTGTTTAATATATTCGCGATTATCATATACAGATTGAATAATATTTTCTTCAGCAAAAGCAAATGCTACTATAATTATAAACATTATAAATAAGAATATATCAGCCAAAAGTTTAAATGTAAAATAATCATCATAACTATCCCGTAATATTTTCTCCTGTGTAACTTCTTGACCCATTTCATCCTTTACTCCTTTATTTAAATCTTCGTAATACATTACATCAACAATACCACTATAAAATAAACAACCTAGAAAAATAATTTTTGGTATATTTCCTATGGTAGCATTACGATAAAAATCTACATCAGTTATTCCTTTCTTATAGTTATTATATGGGGATATTATTTGTGTTCCAATACATACAAAATATAAGGCAGCTAAAGTTAGATATAACCCATTATTAATATATCCTCGTTTTCCCATTTTACCATAAGAAGCAAAATTTAATATTAATGCTGATAAAATTATTATAAAAAAAAATAGTGTAATAAAACCTTCTTTCATATATATTGTATCTATATTATATTATTTTTGGTTCGTGTGAATATATTCAAGTAATTTTTCTATTTCACAATTAACATAATCATCTTCAAAATTCTTAAGACTTATAAACTGAGGCTTTTTCATTTTTGGAGTCTTATACATAATGTAATCTGATTTATTACCTTTCCCCTTTTTTATTTCATACTCATTATTTATTTTTCTTATACTATTACTAGTTGAACCTATATTTATTAAATCAATTACATCCGATATATTTATTTTATCGAAACTTTTTTCTATTTTTTTTACTGATATATTTTGTTCATTATAATTGATATAAGGACCAAATTTACCTATTTTTAATATTATTTCTTTATTATCAATTGTTCCAAGTATTCGTTCCTTTTTTTCTTCTAGTAATTCGTCTAACGTGTACTCGCCATTTTCAAGTTTCTCTATATTAATCTCTTTTTTACAAGATTTAAATGTTATATTTCCATCAACTGTACATTTTATAACTGGTCCATGTTTGGCAAACATATATTCATGATTATCGTCTATTCTGAATGATGTTTTCTGAGGTTTATTTTTTTTATATTCTTTTAACATTTTTTCAATACACTCTTTATACTCATTACATGAACCTTTATATTCACGTTCACCCTTTGATATATCATCTAAAACTCGCTCCATTTCTTCTGTGTAATCATAATTAAAAATATCAGAGAAATATTTGTTTAATGTTTCATAAACTACTATACCTAATGGTTTAATAACTAGTTTATTATTTTCGTTATTAAACACCCTTTTTTCAACAATAGTCTCTATTTCATTCTCTACTAATTCATAATCAATACACGTTTTTTCAAACCCATTAACATTTGTCTTTTCGATATATCCTCTTTCTTTATTTTTTTCAAGGATACTTGAATATGTCGATGGTCTTCCTATACCCTTCTCCTCTAATATAGATATTAGTTTCGCTTCTGTTAAATGTTGTTTCATATTTTTTATGGATACTTTCGACTTTATTTTATTATATTCTACTGTTTTCTTATTCATTAACGGTAAATAACTATAATATTCATCATTTTCATCCTTATTATCTACTATTTTCCAACCTTTAAATGATATTATATCGCTATTATATACATAAATATATTCTAATGGTGCACTTATATTACACGAAATACGTGATATTTTTGCTGGACTCATACATGATTTTAAAGTATGATTTCTGATTAATTTATATAGAGTTTTCTCTTTGTTTGATATTTTTTCATCAACTATTGACACTAACTCTATTTTTGTTGGTCTTATTGCTTCATGAGCTTCTTGGGCTTCTACCTTTTTATTATCACCACCCTTCTTTTTTGTTGTTTTATTACTTGTTGTTTTATTACTTATTGATGTATTTATTAAATTACTATTACCATTATTCACATACTCATTACCATATTTATTTATAATATATTTTTCACAATTTTCTATAAACTCTTTACTATATTTTTTACTATCTGTTCTCATATATGTAATATATCCATTTTCATACAATTTTTGAGCAATTGACATCGTTTCTTTTGGACTCCAACTAAAATTATTACTTGATTGTTGTTGTAAAGACGATGTTATTAATGGTATTGGTTGTTCCTTTATTACTATTTTAGGCTCATCTGTTCTTAATATATGGTCATGATTTACTGTCTCTTCCAAAAAATTCTCGGTCTCTTCCCTTGTTTCTATATTTTTTGTTAATTCAAATGCTATATTTTTACTTGTAAAATAACCTATAGTTGAATATACCTCCTTTGGTTCTTGTCTATCGTATTCCTTTTGATTTTCATATATAATTTTTAAAGCAGGAGTTTGACACCTTCCTGCCGATAAACTATTTTGATTGTTTCGAGATATCTGTTCCCAAAGAACAGGAGAAAACTTGAAACCAATTAATAAATCTAATATTTGTCTTGTATTTTGAGCATGAACTATATTCATATTTATTGTTGTTGGATACATTATTGCCTTTTCGAGTGCTGTTTTAGTTATTTCATTAAATATTATTCTTTTTGTAGTTCTATGATTTAATTTGAGAACACTACATAAATGATAAGCTATGGCTTCACCTTCTCTATCATCATCTGTTGCTAATATTACCTCATCCGACTTTTTTAAGGCTGTCTTTAATTTTGAAATATATTTCCCTTTATCTTTAGATACTTCAAAATTTATATCATAGTTTTCAAAATTTATATTTTTTAAACTTGGAAGACATGTTATATGTCCATAACTTGCTAAACAAGTATACTCACTTCCCAAAAACGATTCTATCTTTTTACATTTTGCTGGAGATTCAACAATAATTAATTTTGTCATATATTATATTAAGTATTGTTGTACTTTTAAATCAGTTTTGCATCTTCTTAAATGTTTTCCACGAAATGTTACTCGCTGGTTTTATAGCTTCTTTTTTTTCATACTTTTCATTTAAATTTTCTCCCTTTTTCAAGGCACTATCTATATACATTTGTTTGAGTAATAATCCTACTTCATATGAACCATCATTTTGGTCTATTTCATCATTTTCTATTTGACCTAATATTTCTAAAAATTTTCCTAAAATTGCCAAGTTAAGTTCGTTGTTTTTTACCTTATTAAATATATCTGTGTAATTTTTATGTAAGAATGGACATTCTTTCATACACATTTCGTTATAACTTGAAGGGCTATTTTCCTTCATATCTTTATGTATAAAACATAATCGTGCTAATTTAGAAACATCCATTTTTATTAAAGAACTATGCTTTAGAGTTCTTATTTTATTTGTTTGATCCTTAAAATCGTTGGCTTTTAACATTTGTTGTAGTTGAAGTCTATCTTTGTCGTTCATCGTTTATAATAATTAAACTATTAAAAAATAAATTTATATCCTTATTAATATTTATTTAATATTTGTAATATATATAATGAAATATAGCTTAAAAGACCCGACATATCAACACAAAGCAGGTTGTGGAGGACCTGCTCATTGTGCTACACAAGAAATAATTAATAATTCTAGAATTCAAAATAAAATTGCTAATATGAATGGTGGAGCGGTAGAAACAGGACCTGTTGTTCCAAGTGTAGTTGGAGCATCTAATGAACAAAACAATTTTTTTAATAAAATGGCTAAATTATCAGTAATTAATCAAGAACATTCAAGGTTTGACAACGATACAGGAAAACCTCCTATTACAGGTGGTAAAAGAATAACAAAAAAGAGTAAGAAGAGAGGTGGAAGAAAATCAAGATCAAAGTCATTATCTCAACCTAGAAGTCATGCTCAGTTTATGGGTACTAATTTAGATTATGCTGGTCATTTTCCAGCTAAACAAGGAGGAAAAACCTCGAGAAGAACAAGAAAAAAGGGTGGGGATAAAAAAAGGGGTCCATTAGAAGATAAGTTGTTAGCTCAACAAAAAAGGCAAAAAATGGGACTTCCAGATGATGAACATGATAAACGAAGAAGAGAATGGGAAGCAGAAAAAGATAAACAAAATTTGGAAAATATAAACCCAGATACTTATCTTGCTCCTTCAGGTACACCAGGAGACAAAGCACCTAGTCAGCGTGCTGATGACGCAAACTTTGGACCATATTCAGAAGACCAGAACTATTTTCAGGAAATGATGAAAGAGAAAGGGCATTATCATGATGGAGATGCGGCATCCATGGAAGTTGATCCTAATACACCATCATTTGGTGGAAAAAAACGTAGAACACGTAAAAGACATGGAAAAGGACCTCTTTTAAGTAAAGAATTACCAGAAGCAAAAGAAGAAGGAAAACCAGTAACTAATGTTTATAGAGTACCTGGTCCTGAAGACCCTTTACATGGGCTGCATAAAAAATTTACAAAGCAACACCCAACGGCAGAAGCAGAATACGCATTACCACCTCAATTTGCAACTCCTGTAAGTGATAACAGCTTTCATAGTAGACATAGGACGAGAGTAATTAATGGTACACGCCTAGTTCCACCACCAGGGCCCTTACGAAATCCAAGAAAAAATCTAGGAGTAGGAGGAAAGAAAAAGACAAAAAAATTTAAGAAGCATTATATGTGGAATACTAAGGGAAAACGATATATGGCAAAAACATATAAACAACACTTGAGAGGTGTTAAATTGGGACATACTCACAAAAAACCAAAGAAATCTAAAAGAAGAACTAAGAAAAGAGGTGGTGATCCAAATTTTAAAATAAATAACGATGAAAGAATAGCTAAATTAAATGAAAATGAATTAAAAGAATTACAACAAGCTCGAACACTAGTCAATACACCACCACCAAGACCACCAAGACCAGCAACAACACAGCCATACTACGAAGCTCGCAGGCGTCCGGGAGGTCTAAATATCGGTCTCGGTTGGGGTCTAGAAGAATCAGATTCAGATTAAGATAAGTTTTAGATTGAGTATATTATAATTAATTTTTATAAAATTATAATATAATATTATATGGACTTAACAAATTGGATTTTAACAATATTAATATTTATCATAATTATATCATTTAACTTATACGCAGTATTTGTAACGATGTTTGATGATATAAAAAATAATTGGGGTGAATATAGATGTAATCCGATGGTAATGCCTTTCGCATCGAGTTTTGGACATGATACAACCCAGAATTTTTATGATTGTGTTCAAAATACTCAATCAACATTTATGAGTTATATGTTAACTCCAATAAATCATGGTATGGATATGTTAGCAGATACAGGACTACAGTTTGAAGAGTCACTTCAACAAGTAAGAACATTTTTGTCGGAGTTGAGAAATAAAATAGTGTCTATAGTAGAATTTATTTATGGAGCATTTGTAAATACAGTAGTAGAATTTCAGCGATTAACGGTGTCCTTAAAAGATGTGGCTTATAAAATAGTCGGTATAATAATAACATTTTTATATTTTGTAGATGGTTCAGTAAAAGCATTAACAAGTCTTTGGAAAGGTCCTGTAGGAGGAGCAATTCGAACGGTAGGTAAATTTAGGCTCCCAAGAATACGATTTCCACGTTTAAACCCTTTTTGTTTTTCGAAAGAAAGTATGATACCAGTAAGAGGTATAGATTCGACAGATGTAGTATATAAGTCACCTGATAAAATAAAGATAGGAGATAAAATATCAAATAGTGTAGTATTAGCAACAATATTGTTGTTAAATGACAAGGTTACACCGATGTATAGTTTAAAAACTAATAATAGTAAAGTAATATGTACAGAAACACATAAGGTATATTCGGGTGATAAGTTGGTTTTAATATCAGAAATAGAAGGTGCTGTAAGAATGGAAAACGATAAAAGTGATTATGTATATAACTTTATAACAGAAAGTGGAATGATAAGTATAGATAATTATAATTACTGTGATTGGAATGAGGTCAGTTTAGGAGAATCACAATATATATTAAAATCGAACAGATTTTTTGAAATATACAATAATATTCATAATGAGGATTCATTAGTATTAATGAATGATTTAACAACTAAATGTCATGCGGATATTAGACCAGGCGATGTATTAGAAAATAATAATATAGTATATGGTGTAGTAAAAATGATAGATAGAAAGAGCGGAACATTAAAGTATATTTTATATACAGGTAATAACTATTATAGTAAAGTAGTGTTAGATAAAGAGTTATTAAAAGAAAGAGTACCAAATTATAATACACTAATTAATGGTATTTTTAATATTGTATAACTTTAATTATCAAAGTTAATTATATGGATAGATTTTATAAAAATGTAGAAAAATTATATGATTTCACTTATGCATCAAAGTATGGTCCTGACTGGATATATTCAATATTTATATTATTCATCACATTTATAATAGTAACATATGTTAATTTCTTAAATACTAGGGATGAATTAGCAGCAAATTGGAATGAAGTAAGGTGTCAACCACAGAATATGGCTTTAGCAGGTTTTATAAATGCACCCAAAGATGGAAGCACGAGTAGCTCTGAATATGCAAAACAAAACTTTGAAGGATGTTTAAATGACATGTCAAATAAATCGTCATATGAAATAACTAATCCTATGGTGGCAAGTTTAAATTATCTGGCGGAAATATGGTCATCATTTAGTGAATCATTAAATAACATTAGAGAGTATTTAGCTCGTTTTAGAGATAATTTTGCAAATTTCATAGAAGAAATTATGGGTCAAATAATGAACATGATGATAGAATTTCAGAAAGTATTTGTTTCATTACGTGATTTACTTAATAAAATATTGGGAATAATGACAAGTGCTTTAATGGGAACATTAGGATTATATTATACATTAGTATCAGCATTTAAAGCAATATTTTCTTTGATTAAATGGATTGCTTTGGCAGCAATTGCACTAGCGATTACCTCTATGTTTAGTATAATTGGTATTCCAATCGGTATAATATTAATAGTCTTTGTCGGTGTATTAATATACATGATGGTAATGATGGCGAGAGGATTTCCTCCTGTATTAGGAGGATTACGATTTCCACGAATACCTTCTCCTAGATTTCCTCGTGTTTGTTTTGACAAAGATACAAAACTTGTTATGAATAATAAGAGTATAAAGAAGATTTCTGAAATAAAGTTAAATGACAAATTAAAAGGAAATAATACGGTTTATGGTGTATTTAAAATGTTAGCTGAAAACGAAAAAAATAATATGTATAAACTAAATAAAGTTGTTGTTTCAGGTAATCACAAAGTAAAGTATTTAGGGGACTGGGTAAATGTTAAGGATTGTCCAAAATCAGTAAAACTTTCAAAATATGATGATAAAATTATTTACAATTTACTTACATTCTCTAAGATGATTAATATTGAAAATAATGACTTCTTAGATTACGACGATATTACACCCAAGAATTTGGATAAATTAAATAATTCATCTGTTATTAATAAAGGGTCGTTACACGATAATTTTGGCTTGTTTAGAAAGTTTATTGGTGGTTTTTATGGAGATACCAAGATTAAACTTCAAGATAATATTGTCAAATATATTAAAAACATTAATGTTGGTGATGTATTAACTGATAATGTCAAGGTTGTTGGTGTAGTTGAATTAGATTGTAGTGATGTTAAGATTAAAATGGTGAATACAGTTACATTAATGTGTAGTGATAATATACTTCATGACAGTTTAGGAAAAGTTAAAACAATACAGTCTGTAAGAGGAACAAATTTAGGTAAAGTTAATTGTAATAAAGTTTATCATCTTATAACTGATAAAAACTATTTCTACATAGATTTTTTAAAAATTTATGATTATGATTATTTAATTGACCATTATTTAGAATAATAAATTATCTGTATTATTTATATATGGAATTGTCATTATTCGGAAAAAAATCTGTTAATATTTTTGGCGTTGTTATTCATTTACAAACAATAGTTATTGCTGCTATTTTATTTTTTATTATGGGAGGGCATTTAGTTTGTAGTTGTTCAAGATTTGGTTTCCAAGAAGGTTTAGTTATGATTAATAAACAACTTGCATCTAAAGGAGCTGGGTTAGATTATAAGATGGGTTCTGATATTGATAGAAGTTGGAGCGATGGAACGGGTGGAAGTGGTAGCGGTGCTCCTATATACATGGAGCAGGATTTCAAGAGTACACCTATTCCTCTTCCTGAGGGACAATTAGATTTTTTTAATGGAACGCAATTTAAACCTGAATGTTGCCCTAGTTCTGTAAGTTCATCAACAGGTTGTGCTTGTTTGTCAAAGGAACAAATGAATCATTTGGCTACACGTGGTGGTAATAGAACTACAAATGATTTTTAAAAAATAAAAATAAATTATAATTATGTTATGATTTTTATAATTTATTAATTTGAATTTAGCTTACTTACTAGCTTAACATAAGTATTTTCATCAATCAAAACCTGTGTTGCGAATACATTCGGTGTGTGTATATTGTTTAATTTGTATTCCAACACATCGTACTTTTTCATTATTTTTATTATTTTTGATTCTGTAGTATGGTCACAAAATAAACCATCTCCGTTACAGTTTCTTTGATTACCTATACTTATTGAACGTAGTATTTCGTTATTCTTAGTTGTTGTTTTCATCCAACCATTATAGGTGGATGCTGAATTTCTCATTAATGTTTCAATATGGGACATATTTTTTTTGTAAATATATATTTATAAAACTTTAAATCAATTTTTTAAATAAATATAAATAAAAATTATTAAATAAACAATTTATTTTTTATTAACATTTTCTTGTTCTTCTTCTCTTTCTTTTAATTTTTTTGACAGTTTTTCGTCTTTTTACTCTCTTTTTTCGGGTAACCTTCTTTTTACTCTTTCCTCTTCCTCTGCGTCTTTTTGTTCTTTTTCCGCCTCCTTTTTGTACTTTTACAACTCTTCCCCATGGTTTTGGAAGTATTTTGTATGTTTTATGTATTACTCGTGCTGACATTAAATCTGCTACTGTATTAAGACTATTGTTTGTAATATATTGTTTTAATTCATCATGAGTGAGTTTCGTCGTCATATTACCCGCAAACAAAAAAGAAGTTAACATTAATTTTTTGTTCGGGTCATTATCATGTCCTGTAAATAAACTCTCATTATGATCGAGGTCATCTTTTTCTATTTCATCATCAAAATTGTCTAGCTGACTTGATACAGATAAAGCATCACCCATATCTTCATCTAAATCTGTAGTTCGAATACTGTCATGGCTTAAAATGGTTTTACCATGATGGTCTTTCTCTAATGGAACTATTCTCCTAGAATATCCTACAATATGGTTTAATGATATTATCCTTTGTACTGTACAATCTCTTTTTATTTCTCTCAAAAGAAGACTGTGATACAACATGTTATTTTCTATTCTTTTTTTTAATATTGTTTTTAAACCACGTGTATCTATTCCCATATTTGCGAGACGTAAGCAATCTTGTATGTCACCTATTTCAACAGTATATTTATCTAGTTGAGGTGCAGCTATCCAGCTTTTTCCATTTGAACCAACATTATTATTCCAGAACCCCAATTTTTTATATATTTCACTACCTTTACCCTTGAATTTTCCAAAAATTGCATCAACTAATACATTGGCATATATAGAAAATAAATTATTAGGTTCTAGTGTATAATCTCCTCCCTGTGCTGGTTCTATTATATTAGTATATCCAGGTGATAAAGTTGGCATATTCCCTTTTATTTGATTACAAATATGATGTGAATATATAAATTCACTCATATAAGCTTTAATTTGTGGAACAAAAAAAGAACTACTATATTTTACCCATGTTTTTTCTTGAGATGTGGGTGGTGGTCGAACACTTGTATTATATTGTGTCCGAAAATAATAATCAAACCCTGAATCAACACGGTTATTTGTAACATGATTATTTAAATATTGGATTGTCTTGTCGAGACGAGTACGTACATTTGCGTTTGCGTTGTTACAATCGCGCATATGTATTGCTTCATAATCATCTATAGTTCCTTTACTAATTATTTGTGCTTGAGAATTTGTAATTAATTCAATACCAAATTTATGAAAAAATTCTCCAGGAGTAATGAAATGTTCCATTTCTGGAAAATGGTTATCTTTTATAAGACATCCACATATATAACATAAACGTCCTTTAGCCTTTTCTTCTACGGAAATTCCATCAGTACTAGTTCTGCTTGTTTCCCATATTGAATTAAATTGAACTGAAGAACTAGATGTTGTTTGTTGTACTTTTCTTGCACCTTCTGCTGTGTGTTTTTTATCAGGCTCTTCTTTTCCCATCATCGTTAAAGTTTTTTGTTTACAAACTTCCGCATTAACAGTACTTGTCTGACTATTAGTACTGCCAGGTTCTTCTATATCATGACAGTCAGCAGGGCTTTCAAAGTTATCCACCTGATGTTCTGATTCGGGTGGTGTTGATCCTATTCCGCTATTCATCCTTAAAAAATCGGGTGGTGTATGTTCTTCTGTAATTCCATCTGTTGGTAATGGTGAACCTACTGCTGTTGTTGTTGCTGGCGCTTTTGCTGCGGCTGATGATGATGCTGCTGCTGGTGCTGGTCTTTGCCGTCTTTGCTCGAGCATATATGATCTCGTTCTCGTTGCGGCGGCTGGGTTTATGGAGGACGCTGGAACTCTACCCATAGCTCTTTCAAAGTCTAAAGTAGCTGCTATGCGTTCACTTTTCCTTCTTTCATGCTTAATAGCATTATCTCTTGCTATATTATCATTAACTTTCTTTTTTTTTAGTTTATTTTCTGCTTCTATTGCTATTCTTTGTTGGTTTGCTTCGTGAATTTCTATTTGTAATGCACGGTCGCCACTACTATTTGTTCCTGGAATTTTTTTTGGTCGTTCTTCTTCTTTATCTTCATTATCCATAATAATATAATATGATAATATAATTAAAAAATAGTTAATTATATTAAATTAAAAGTTATATCTATTAAATCTAAATATAAAGTGTTTTCATAATATCCGTCATACCATTATCCTCACGCTTGATAAGTTGCTTAACAATATCTTTTGTAACAGTAAATGGGAACTCAACCTCCAAAGTATTGGTTTTACCAAACAAGTTGGTGTCAGGTTTCATGAGACGATAGAGGTTAAGCTTGGTGTGAATAATCTCGAGACATCGCTTCAAATTTCGAACACCTTCTTCCTTATTGGTGTACTCTTCAACAAGATAGTCAATCGTTTCATCAGGAATAATAACATCACCTTCATTAAAGGCGACTTCTCTTCTAATCTTAGGCATGAGATGTTTATTGGAAATGATTTGCTTCTGCTTTTTCTCATATCCAGGAACTTGAATTTTGTACATTCTATCACGAAGAATAGGATTAACCTTACTCTCATCGTTATAGCTAAAGATGAATAGACATCTGCTCAAATCAAAATCAATCTCAGCGAAATATTTATCGTGAAACTGTGAGTTCTGAGATGTATCTGTCAAGTGAGTTAGAATACCAATAATCTCTTCACCTCTAGGAGTGTCACTAACCTTGTCCAACTCATCAAAGTAAATGACAGGGTTCATAGACTGGCATCTAATGAGAATCTCTACGATTTGACCCCAGACAGCACCTTCATAAGTATAAGAGTGACCTTCCAAGAAACTACTGTCTGTAGCACCCCCAAGTGCGATGAATGCGAATTCTCTTCCTAGAATTTTGCTGATACCCTCCTTGACAAGAGTAGTCTTACCAGTACCCATAGGACCTTTAATTGCTAGAGCAGTACCAATAGCGGAAGGATTAGAAATCCATTGGCCGACAAATTGCATGATTTGCATCTTAGCATCGTCCATACCAAATACAGCATCATCCAATCTATTTTTGGCATTTTCTAGAAAATCACTAGATTTTTCAATACCATCATCTTTGGTGATAGACATGTTGTTGTATTTATTGAAAGGAATTTTCATGAAAGTATCAACCCAGTTCTTGATTTTGTAAAATTCACCACTACCAGGCTCCATGTTTCTGAGCATATTAATTTTCTTAATAGCTGAAGCCTTAAATTGTGCTGGAATTTCAGATTCAAGGAGCGTAATACGGTATGGCTTTTCAAGCTTACAAATATGGTTGACTTCTTCCATCTGTTCCAAGATCTTCCTTTGTTCCTTAACGGAAAGTTTTCTGAAGAAAGACACATCATTCATAACGTTCTTATTGCGGAGATTATCGATAAACTTACGTTGGTTCTTAGACTTCTCCTTTTTAGAAAACTTGGCTTTTTTTTTCTCAAGAGAGTTAATTTCCTTGTCGATGTTATTAAGCATTCTCTGATAAAAGTGCATGTTATCCTTTTTGGAAATTTCTTCAAGCTGTTTGCGTGATTCGAACGCAGTTTGAAGTTCTCTGTCAATTTCATCTTCTGTTAACTTTTTTTTGGTTTCTCCATCTTCATCTTCATCTTCATCATCTTCATCTTCCTCATCCTCATCCTCGTCTTCATCTTCGTCTTCATCATCGTATTCATCCTCATCGTATTCATAATCTTCATCATCCTCATCCTCGTCCCATTCTTCTTCATCATCAAGATCAATTTCGTAAGAGTTCTTTCCATTACCACCAATAGTAAATATAAGATTAAACTTCTTGCTATTACGGAGCATATGATGATCTTCTTCGTCATCAGAACTGCTATCTTCTTCTTCGTCACTCTCAACGATAAATTTCTTTTTATTATTTTTCTTAACATTTTTCTTATCCTTCTTGTTTACCTTAATTTCCTCCTCTTCATCACTCTCACTCTCAGCGACAATCTTTTTTTTACTATTTTTCTTAGTATTTTTATTAATTCTCTTACTTACCTTAATTTCTTCTTCCTCCTCTTCCTCCTCTTCCTGCTCAGCTTCCTTTGCCTTCTTGGCGGAATATTTAGATGGATACATTTTATTTAAGAACTTCTTGAAATTTTTCTTGGATTTAACTATTTCTTCAGTTTCCTCTTCAGAAGTATCTTCAAGAAATTCCTCTTCGTCGATATCATCATCATTTCCATCGCCGTAACTCTTCTTACGTTCCTCCTTCTTAAGAAGCCGTTTCTTCTCTTCTTCCTTCTTAACTTCCTTCTTTTGTTGTTGCTTATTCATTTTGTTAGACTTTGGAGAACTATCTTTTGCCATAATATATATTACAAATAAATATTTTTAAATTAAAATCAATTTTTTTTATATAAGTCGATTACTAAAAAAAATGATTATAAAATAATATAAAAATAATATATTATAATAATAATAGGATGGCAACGAGTGATAATACAAAAATAAACGTATCTAAAATTATTGGTATTCAGTTTAGTATTTTGTCTCCTGATGAAATACGTAAGGCATCTGTCGCTGAAATAACAAATAAGGAGACATATGTCAATAATAAACCAGTAATTGGTGGATTATTCGATCCACGTATGGGTGTTCTTGAACCAGGTCTAATTTGTCCGACAGATGGTTTAGATTATATAAAAACACCTGGTTATTTTGGCCATATTGAACTGGCACGTCCTGTATTTTATATTCAATATCTAACAACAATATTAAAAATATTACGTTGTGTGTGCTTTAAATGTAGCAAGTTACTAATATCAAAGGAAAAATATAAATATCTACTTCAATATTCGGGCGAAGAGCGTTGGACAAATGTTTTTCAAAAAATATCAGGAAAGGTAACAAGATGTGGAGAAGAGAGTGAAGACGGCTGTGGTTGTAAACAACCAAAAACAATTCGCCGCGATGGTTTGGCGACAATTTATGCTGAATGGTTAGGTGGTGGCGATGATGATGAGAATATGATAGTGAAATTAATACCAGAAACAGTATTAAAAATATTCAAGCGTATAAGTAATGAAGATGTAGATTTTATGGGATTTAATTCAACATTTTCGCGTCCAGAGTGGATGATTTGTGAGGTAATGATAGTACCTCCACCTGCAATTCGTCCTTCAATTAAACATGATGCTCAACAAAGAAGTGAGGATGATATAACACATATATTGGTAAATATAATAAAAGTAAATAAGATTCTTCAAGAGAGAATTGAACAAAATTCTCCTCAAAATGTAATCGATGATTGGACATTACAGTTACAATATTTTGTATCTTCTCAAGTTGATAATAAAATACCAGGCATTTCTTCTGTAGCCCAACGATCGGGTAGACCGTTGAAATCAATAAAAGAGAGATTGAATGGAAAACAAGGTCGTGTAAGAGGTAATTTGATGGGTAAGCGTGTTGATTTTAGTGCTCGTTCTGTAATTACAGCAGACCCTAACCTCTCTATTAGAGAACTTGGTGTACCTATGAAAATCGCTAAAAATATAACGAAACCAGTAGTAGTAAATAAAAGAAATAAAGCATCTTTGATGTTGTTAGTAATTAACGGTCCTGAAAAATGGCCAGGAGCAAAGATACTAGAAAAGAAGAACGGGGAAAGTATTTCTCTTCGGTATGTTGAACGTGAAAAAATGCGTTTGGAAGAAGGAGATATTGTTCATCGACACATGATGGATGGAGATGCTGTATTGTTTAATAGACAACCAACTCTTCATAGAATGAGTATGATGTGTCATATAGCTAGAATAATGAAACAAGGTGATACATTTAGAATGAATGTAGCAGATACGAAGCCGTATAATGCTGATTTTGATGGTGATGAAATGAATTTACACATGCCACAGGATTTAGAATCAGAATCAGAACTTCGTAATTTGGCAGCAGTACCTTATCAATTAGTTAGTCCTTCTAATAATAAACCAATTGTTGGAATCTTTCAAGATTCTATGTTGGGAGCATACCAACTAACAAGAGAAACTACAAAATTCTCAAAAAGAGAAGCTATGAATTTGTTGATGAATAGTACAAAGATAAACTTAGATGTTTTTACAAATAAAGTTGTATCTTCTTTTGACATATTATCACAAATATTGCCACCAATAACATTAAAATATAAAAATAAAGTTTGGAATGAAGATGAAGATTTTAATAAGTCAAATAATGTGTTAGAAATATATGATGGAAACTATAAGAGAGGTCTATTGGATAAGGGATGTTTAGGTAATGGAACTTCAGGTATTATTCATCGCATATGTAATGATTTTGGTAATATTGCATCTGCGAAATTTATAGATGATTTTCAGAATATTGTAACAGATTATATGAAAACATCATCATTTAGTGTTGGTGTAAGTGACCTAGTATCAAATGAAGAAACAAATACAAGAATTGTTGAAACTATTAATAAGAAAATGAATGAAGTGAAGGATGTAATTGACCAAATTCATATTGGAGTATTTCAAAATGAATCAGGTAAATCAAATAGTGAAGAGTTTGAGACAAGAGTAAATAGTATCTTAAATAAGGCTACCGCTGAATCAGGTAAGATCGGTTTGAAAAATTTGGACAAGAATAATAGATTTGTAACGATGGTAAAGGCAGGTTCAAAGGGTTCTGAATTGAATATATCATTTATGATTTCATGTCTTGGACAACAGAACATTAACAGTAAACGTATTCCGTATGGTTTTGAAAATAGAACTCTTCCTCACTTTTCAAAGTTTGATGATTCTCCTGGTGCTAGGGGATTTGTAGAACAGTCTTATATTAAGGGATTGCATCCTGAAGAATTGTTCTTCCACGCTATGGGTGGTAGAACAGGTTTGATTGATACAGCTGTAAAGACTTCAACTACTGGTTATATTCAAAGAAGATTAATTAAAGGTCTAGAAGATCTTAAGATAGAATACGATATGACAGTTAGAAATAATCGTGGAAAAATTGTTCAGTTCGCATATGGAGATGACGGAATAGATACTGTATTTGTAGAAAATCAGAGAATTCCTATTGTTAATATGACAAATGAGGAAATTTATGTTCATTATTATATTACGAATGAAAATTCAATAATATTTACAAAAGATATACAGCGTAAGATGAAAAAACAGAAAGATGCTTATAATATAGTAGCCCAAAAATATGTTGATAAAATGATTGGGGTAAGAGAAGATATAATAAAATATGTATTTGCTAATAAAAAGAAGGATCAAGTACATCTACCTGTAGCGTTTTCCTTTATTATAAATAATATTCAAAACCAGTTTAAATTGTCAAAGAATTCAATTGTTGATATTACTCCGTTGGAAACATTTGATATTATTGAACAAAAGTATGAAGAATTGAAATCAATTTATTACAGTCCTCCAACCAAATTGTTTGAGATTATGTATTACTATTATCTTTCCCCTCGTGAGTTGCTTATAATCAAGCGATTTAATAAAGTTGCTTTAACATATTTACTTGATTATATAATTACAATTTACAAACGTTCAATTGTATCTCCAGGAGAAATGGTGGGAATGATAGCAGCTCAATCAATCGGTGAACCAACAACACAGATGACTTTGAATACATTCCATTTTGCAGGTGTAGCTTCTAAATCAAATGTAACGCGTGGTGTACCACGTATTGAAGAGATATTATCAATTTCAGATAATCCAAAAAATCCTTCCGTTACAACATATCTTAGAGATGTAGATAAATATGATAGAATAAAGGCTCAGTCAATTATGTGTATGATAGAACATACAAATCTAGCCAATATTGTCTCTTCTGTCGAAATTCGTTTTGATCCGAATGACTTATCAACTGTTGTTGAGGAGGATAAGGTAATGATTGAAGAGTATTATGAATATGAAAAAATGATTTCACAAAGTGGAGCTGAACAAGTATCTGCCTCAAGAGAAAAATCAAAATGGATCTTCAGAATGGAAATGGATCCTGAAATTATGTTTGAAAAAAATATAACTATGGATGATGTTCATTTTGCCATTAAAAATACATATCAAGATGAGGTAACTTGTATTTATTCAGATTATAATGACGATAAATTGATATTTAGAATTAGAATGAATAACGTATTAAAAAAGGAGAAGGCAAAGAAAGATTCCAAAAAGTCGTTAGACCAATCTGATGAAATTTATCTATTGAAAAATTTCCAGGATACCATGTTAACAAATGTAGTATTAAAGGGAATTAAGAATATTAGTAAAGTTATTATTCGAAAAATATTAGATGAAGTAGTTAGAAATGAAGACAGATTTGAACAAAAAGAATCATGGGTACTAGATACTGTTGGTAGTAATTTGATTGATATATTAGGTTTGGATTATGTTGATGTAAACAATACTTACACTAATAATATTGTAGAGATGTATAAAGTATTGGGTATTGAAGCTGCACGACAGGCAATTTATAATGAATTTATTGAAGTAATTGAATTTGATGGTACGTATTTGAATTCACATCATTTAAATATGTTGTGTGATAGAATGACATATAATTATAAAATGACATCTATATTTAGACATGGTATAAATAACGACGATATTGGTGCGTTAGCAAAGGCCTCTTTTGAAGAGACTCCAGAGATGTTTTTAAAAGCAGCTAGACATGGTGATATTGACCATATGAGAGGTATATCAGGAAATGTCATGTGTGGTCAAGAAGGTTATTTTGGTACGAGTATGTTTCAATTATATTTAGACCAAGAAGCGTACAAAGATGTTGATGAAGAAGATGATTATGTTATTGAAGATAATAATGATATTATTGAACAAGCATTTAATAGTTTTGGAGATAACACAGCTGATAAGTGTTCATCATCAAATCTAAAATTGAATAATACTGCTACAAATGTAAAAACATCAAATATTAAAATGGACGATAGTTATGTTCCTGACTTTTAAAAACACTAACTTAATTAGTATAATATATTTTTAATACAATATAAATATATTAAACATATTATAATATTTATGACATGTACATTATTTTCATATATTTGTAAAAAATTATATGATTACAATAAATCAGAATATAATTATTTAACAAAAAAAATAGGTATAACAGGTTTGATGTGGAGATTTAAATACCATAATAATTTAAATAAGTTTGTTGAATTTTATAATTATATTACATCTAACCCCGATGATATATTCTTATTTAATGTAGAAGATTATACTATTGTTTTTAGCTTTATTCAAAAAATATACCACGCATTACTTCGATTTAAAAATGTAATCAAGTACAGATATTATAAAAAATATAATTATGATGAGGATTTAATTGGAAATCAACTATCATCATTTAAAGAACATCATATAATTAAAATAATAGAAAATAATACTATTTATACTCTTAGTCTGAAAGATATGTTAAAGAATATTTTTTTATCTTTGACACATAATGACGGTTATTTCTTTGAACCTAAACATCCAATAAACCCATTTACAGGTCTTAAACTATCAAAACATAATTTATACAATATATATTTTAAATATAAAGCAACACTATTAAAACAACAAATGCCATTCGAATATTTTTTTCTATGTGATTTTAACATGAAAATATATAAAAGATATTATGAAGGAGTCATTAATTCTGATGTAATATTATTAAATGTTCGAAATATTGAAATTTCTGAATTTAAAAATATAGTTAAACGAATATTTGTATCATATAATAAAAAACCACCGTCTTTTTCTAATGATTTTCCAAATAATACAATAAGAAATATTTTTATGCCATATGTATTGTTGCATATGTATATTAAATATGGCCAAGATCAAAATAGAGTTTTTTGGTCTAGAAAACTTTTAAAACAACAGGTTATACGTTTTTCAAGATATATGTATTATAATAATCCCTCATTTGGTAGAGTACAACGAAGATTTAAAAAAATTAATGGTAAAAGAACACGTACTTTATATAATGTAGTGTGTGATGACCATGTTCGGTGGGATCCACATTTTCCATATATGAAGGAAAATAAAGCATTACCTTCATTTGGTACAATTAACACAGAAGAAAATAATGATAATGAAAACAATAATTATGATAATAATAATGATGATAATAATAATGATGATAATGATGATAATAATGAAGATGAAAGTACTACATACACCATTAATGATGACGATGATTCTGAAACTGATAGTGATGATGAAATTGTATTAAATACTAATGAAGCAGTAAATAACAACAACGACCAAGAATTATCAATATTTTACACAACATTTGAACAAATATTAAATGAAGAAAACAATAATAATAATATTGAACGTAATATTGAACGTAATATTGAACGTAATTTTGAAATTGATATTTCAGGAAATACAAATGAAATTCACGACAGTAATAGTTTAGAAAATTACATAAATAATAATCCAGAAACAGTAAATAGTATTCAAAGTCATATATTAGCTAACACTATATTAACTAGATTAATACAATTTAGAATATCACATATTAATATGTCTTCACAAGAGTCATATGCTTTAATAGATAATTTGGTTAAAAATCAAGTACAAATAGCTGCTGGAAAATTATTGGTAAAATATTTTAAAAATATTATGTCAGAAGAAGTACGTAATAGAATAACAGATGATTTAATAGGTGATAACAGAGATTATATATTAAACAATATGACTACTAACATACATAATTTTTATAATCGAATTGATATTTTAAATGTTAACACAGATATATCTTCAAACGTTAACACAGATATATCTTCAAACGTTAACATAGATATATCTTCTAATGTTAACACAGATATATCTTCAAACGTTAACACAGATATATCTTCTAATAATGTATAATTTTATAAATATTAATAATAATTATAAAATTAAATTATAATAATACTTCTATACGTTTGTTATTAACCGTAGTACTTTCATAGATAATTTTCTTTTCGTCTTTTTCTATTATTTTCCATTCATTTTTATCGATCGGTTCACAAATACCATTAACTCTTCTGAATCCATTTGGACATCTATTAATTTTTTTCTTTGTCTTTTTTACAATAAGCTCACTATTATTAATATCTTCGTTATTTTCTTCGTCTTGTTCTACATCATCACTTGAAGAATAATTAACTAATTTATGTAAATTATTATATGGTATACTAATCTGGGGATATGCAGTATCATACATCTTATTTAAATTTGACTTTATTTCAACAAGATTGTCAAAATATTTGGATGTTAATAATGTTTGGGGTAATATAAATTCATTTTCATTTAAATTATAATTTTGTTTTACAAGACTTAAATATTTATCGACGTCAAATACAAACTGTTTTATATAATCATATCTTATAATTTCATCATAAAATCTTGTGTAATAAAACATTTCATTACTTTTTTCTGTAACTAAGTTATTTGATGGTATAATTAGTATATTTTTTTCTTCATCAAAACATATATTTTCTTCTAAGTCTACTGATTCTATTTTTTCATCATTATAATTATCATCAAATTTTATTTTGTTCTCTGTCAAATTTTTAATTATAATATTGATTTTTGTAACCTTTTCATTATAGTTTTTTGATCTATCATTAATAGTATCTAATAATTCCTTTCTAACACGAATATTACTTGGTCTATTAATTTGTATTCTTAAAAAATTACGAAAACAATCATAAAATATATTTTCTAATTTTATTTTCTTTACATAAATATTTGTAGCTTTATCCGTCTTACTTAATTCATTACTAAATAATTCTTTATCACTATAGAATAGTTTTGTTTTATCTACAAATAAATCATCTGATTTTACTGTTTCAATAATATGATATTCCCCAACTTCCAGTTTATTTTCTTTAGGTTCAACAGGTATAAACTGTTTACTTTCTATTATTATACCAACAATAGTATTATCTCTATCAATTACTTTTGAAACTGGCTTACAAGGTATTTCATATGATGATGCATCATACAAAGTGAAAAGTTTTTTCTTTAGTGTTGTGTATTTAATCAAAAGTGTTTCATCATCTATAAATATAATATTTGTATCTTCTAATATTGAACTAGGATATATTGGTAACATGAATACTTGTTTATCGGCAGTTAGTTGTATACTATTCCCTTGTTCTATTTTTTTTGTTTCATTTATAAGTAATCCAATACATTTGCCATTATAATTTACTATTTGTTTTTGAATACCATAGTTTAATGATACTAATTTTTTAGCTATATCACCCGAATATCTAAGTGTTTTTGATAATGGTTTAAATTTATATTTTTTGGGATTACTTGACAAAACACCACATTTATTGTCACTAGAATATATTGTTTTTATGTTACTAGTTAAATTTAACATGTCACTAAGATTATGTTGTTTCAATTTCTTTCTACTAAAATTAGTTACTATATTGATTTTAAACCTTTCATTTTTAATATCACTTTTTATACGTTCACAATAAAAGATTGGTTCATAGAAATTCTTGTGTTTTAATATAATATATGTATCGTTTCCATCCTTATAGTTATCATTAGTATAATGGTTAGTTGGACACAACAGTTCAACAAAATTACTATCAAAATCATCCTTAATATCAAAAATAATTAAATTAATTGGCTTTTTGAAAATTAAGTTATTTTTATTATGCGAGACAATATCCCACAGGTAATCATGTGATATATTTGTATTATCCGATTTTAAAAATTCTCGAAATTCTTCAAACGCATTTATACATCTTTCAAATAACATTTTATGTGATTTTATATTTAATTTAAGTTTTTTACCAAGCTTTGTAGTTGTAACATAATTATTAATATTTACTTTTCTTTTTTCATTATAAAATGCTTGTATCAAGTTACCATTCATATATGATATAAACATATCTAATGTCATATAATGATCATTAGTTTCAGAATTAATACCATAAATTAACTCTTTTAATTTTGTATTTGGTAAAATTGTTTCTAATTTATTTGTAAAACTATATATGGCTGATAAACAAGAAATAAAAGACTGAGTTTCAGTTTGTTCTACACCTATTCTTAGTATACATTTAAAATCTCCCTTTAATCCACAGCTAGCTAAATCATTTTGTAGAAATTTCTGAAGATTTAATGGTAGATATCCAAATCTATTAGCATCCAAAGGAAATTTATTTGGTTGTTGAATATAATCAATAGAAATTTCTTCTTCTAATAATTGTTCTTTTTGTTGGTTTGATTCTTTACTTTTTTTACTATGTTTTGTTTCTTTTGAACCAGTTTCATATTCCTGTATACATTTATTTTTAGAAGCTTCGTTTTTTGCTTTTTGTGATATTTTAAAACAACAAGGAATACATGAATTTTTATTAAATCCAGGACTGTTATAAATATATTCATTTTTTCCCTTACGATGTTGCTTTGGGTCGTTAAATTCAATTATTTTACCTGAGCAATAACTACTTTTTAATTCGTCACCATCTTTTTCTACTTGGTCTTCTCTTAAACTAACATTATTATTAGGACACCAGTAACGTGGACATATATAGTAATATGGTGTACTTTTATTAGTACTATATTCAAGTATATCTTTATATGAACCGCTATGATTTGTATCAATTTCTTTCTTTTCATCTTCAGAAATAATAATAGGTTGTTTAGATGCATTAGCAGCACAACTTCTGGAGTAAAGGTTATCTGATGTATTAAATTTTAAAAATAAATTTTTATCATATTTTTGTATTCTATTTTGTGCGTAATTTCTATCATCACCTTTCTTTGCTCCTCCCAAACTCTCTCCTAGTTCAGAACCGAGAGATAAAGACCCAAGACTATCTGGAATACTTAAATTATCAGCATCTTCATCTGCATCTTCATCTGCATCTTCATCTGCATCTTCATCTGCATCTTCATCTGCATCTGCATCTTCATCTGCATCTTCATCTGCATCTTCATCTGCATCTTCATCTTCAAGTCCTTTATTTGCTTTTACATCAAAAAAGTTTTCTTCATCTTCATCTTCATCTTCATCTTCATCTTCATCTTCACCATCTAAATTTATTCCTTCTTTTTTAGTTGTTTGATTTTCATCATCACTTACATATGTTATTTCTTGTACATCACTCTTGTATTTACATACGTTTTTTTTTATAACTTCATTATTGGTTAAAAGTATTAAATCCAAAAATGTTTTTAAATATACATTAATGCAATAAATATGATCTATGTCTATTATTCCATCAATAACAATATCATAATAATCCTTATCTTTTTTATCTTTATTAATAGTAATATTATATCCACTATTTTCTTCTATTTCATTATAATTTTTTATTTTTTTAAATATGACATTATTATTATTTTTAATATCAAAAATACTAGATAAACAACTTGCCTTTTTTAACTTAACTTTGGTTGTAGTTTTTAATTTATACAAAAAGGAACTGTTTATTATACCAACATTATCGGAATAAATATCTGTAAAAAAATTTATTTTATATCCATTCTTTTCAAATCGATTTTTTAAGGTAGATAATATTTTGTTTATACCATATTGTAAAATTTCATTCATTTTTTTAATAGTAATATATTTATCATTTTCAAAATGTATATATATATCTCCGTTACTCCTTATTTCTAGAAGATATGATATTTTATTTACCATAACATATATAGTTAGGCCTTTATGATTACCCATAGTTCTTTGTATTTTTGAAATTTCAGACTTTTTTAAATAAGGTATTTTTCTACCATCAAAAGCTGTTTTATTACTATATATTCTAAATAACTTTTCAGTTTTAGGTCCAATATTTAATTTAATTAATGGAAATTCTTCTGTGGAATGTAGTGTTTTGAATATTTGTTCTAATGGTATAAACATATTATTCACAGATGTTATTTTGAGTTTAATAGACATGAATCCCATGTTAGGAATATATTTTTTAAACTCTTCTTCATCATAATTTTTATAAATTTCTGATATCATTTCATTATATGGAACAATATTCGAAACGATTTTTGATGTATTTGATCTAAGTGTAGTTTTCTGAAGAGATAAATTTTCAGTATCAAAAATACCATTATCATATAAATAAAAAAAATATAACTGAGTAACTTGTTTTATAAAATTTTTTTCTGAGAATTTACATAAATAAATATCGTTGTTAAAGATGTCATATTCAAATAAAAAATCACTATTTGTTTTTGTAATATTAGTATTTAAAATGTGTTTTTCTGATTTGACATCAAACGGAGATACGGAATTATAAAAAATACTATTATCAGAATTAAATTTTTGACCAATAGGAACCTTTACAAGTATTTTTTCATTTTCAACATATAATACATCCTTTATGTGAATTTTATTATCACTACTAAAATCTAAAAATTTATTAAATATATCATCATTAATATTTGATTTTAAATTATTGATAAGTATATTTTCATCATATTCACTTGTTTCAATCACTTTCAAAATGTTAGCAATATTTAAAAATTTTAGTTGATATCCAAATAAATAAATTTCTTCAAATAATAAATCTTTGTCATGATTCATTAATTTGAATTTAATATTTTCAATAGTATCATCCTTATGTATATAGTCATCTACAAAGACAATTTCAATTACGTTATTGATATATTTTTCATAATCTACGTCATTTAAAATTTCATCTAAATGGTCTTTATAATATTCTTTTTTATCTCCACAATAAATAAGTATTTTACTTGTATCATTATCATTTATATAGTGTATTTTAAAAACTTCTAACATATATATATTATTTGTATATATTTATATTATTAATATATACAATTACTAATTACAAATCATAATATGGACTATCACTAATTTTCATACCACAGTATTCTTTTGGATTTTTTTTATAATCAACGGGATTGTATACATTTGATTCTTTTGCTTCTTCTAGAAGAAATTTAAAGTTATCCCAAAATTCTCGTTGGTGACCAACAGTTATACTAGCAAGATGTGCTAGCTCATGAATACCAACAAAAGTTAGAGTTTCAATATCGATTAAATCATTATTTTTCTTTTGTGTAGTAAGACAAAATGCTATTTTTTCACCTTTATTTTCACTATATGCAGTTAATTTACTAGTAGGTAATGTTTCTTGTATTTTTGTTGGATTGAAATTTTTAACTAATCTTTGTACATTTTCTCTTTCAGGGTATTTTTTTCCGACATATTCAACTAGTTCTTTTAATTTTTGCGTAACTTTTGCTAATAAATCAGCGGCCATAGTTATCTTTGAACGTTCTCGAACACAATATTTATTACCATCTACTTCTGAAATAATACATCTTAAATTAAATGTATCAGAATCTAAATATATTTTCAGAGATAACAATAATATGACTACAATCAAAACATATCCTAAAATATTAATATTAGACATATATTTTATTCACATTTTATATTTTTTTAATATAATTATTGGTTACCTTGACCTAATTCAAGGGGAACACGCATAGTATCGGGTTCTATAGTTGTTTGGTGCCATGGGCCAACATTCATTTGAGGATTAGGTGGTTCAGAACGAATTTGTAAATTAGCATTACGAAGTGATTGTCCTGTAGTGTTAATACCAATTTGATGTCCTGCCTTCAACAAATTTACCTCACTTAACTCACCAGAACCGTTAGGGTTAAGTGATGCCCAATCACTGTTAGCATCTTTAGGAAGTAATTCCTTAGGATCAACTGTTGATTGCTTCATGCATGCAGCAGGTAGACCGTGTGTGCTTGTTGTAATGCCTTGTACACTTTGGAATTCATTATCAGGAGTAGTTGCGGCTGGTGCACTAGCTTGTGTTTGTGTTGGTGCACTATCAGAATTAGTCATACCAGATTGCAAAGAAGATTTTGTATTACCATAATTCATCAATAGGTAAATAATAACAAAAGCAGCAAAAAACATTACAAAATTAGATTTTACTAATGTTACGCCTTTATCAACAACTTTCTTTAAAGAACTTAACATGCTCATTATATAAAACTATTGATAAAAAATTTTTCTTAAAAATATCATTTATTTACTAATTTTGTTCTAATTCTTCAAAACTATTGGCATTCTTTTTTATAATTATATTATTCAAGGCTTTATCCAAATCATCATCACTATCTTCCAAATCATTAATATCCCATTCAGACTTTATTTTTTTTAGCTCTAAATAAGAAAGTAATGCTTGTTTTTTTGCCTCCTTTGCTTTTTTTCTTGCCTCAGAATAAATTTCCATATAAACCTCATCTGGTTTTTTTAATGTAATTTCTTCTAAACTTTCGGGGTCTAAGTTAAAATTGAATTCTTCGATATCGTTGGAAGCTAAAGTTGATAATTCTTCTAAATTTTCATCTGTTTTTTTATCATCAATTTTGTCTAAACTTGTTTGTTCTGTGTTTTCTAAATTAATCTCTTCTTGTTCCAAATCTTGTGTTTTTTCTAAATTATTATTTGTAATTGTTGTATTTGAATCTTCTTCATCATCTATATTTTCACTTGATTCATTATTTTCTTGTGTAGTTTCAATATCATCCGATTTTAATGAAATCTTTTTTGATGATGTTACTTCTGGTGATGTTACTTCGGTTGATGGTTTTATTTGGCATTTACTAAACATATTATCATTTAAAACCATTACTTGCTTTAATTGAATAAATATTTGAAAATTCTTTTGAGTAAATTTTACACCATGTATTTGTAGTATACATACAATATTGTTATCTTTTGAAACATCTTCTATTTTCAATTGTTTCTCTTGTTGGTCATAAATTGAAAGATTACCAATACTATGTGTAATTCTAGGAGATTCTGTACTTGTTTTAATCATGTTAAACATACCTGATTTATAACTTCGTATACTACTTGTAAATGCATTTTCAATATCATCTAATTCTATCTCATCTTGAAACCATTCTTTTGATTTTTCATATATTAATTTTTGACAATGGTCTTCTAAATTTTCCAACCATTCAATAAATAATGAATTCGTTTTTTCAAACAAAATATCACAGTTTATTTTTTTTGCAGTTTTTACAAAACCATTTTTTGTTGTACACACAGGAGTTTGTATGTAAAGTTCACTATTGTTGTTTAACAATTTAGTAAAAAATGTACCACCCTGTAAAGTTATTGGATTTACTAAAGATAATTTGGTAAAATCAAAAGTATCATTTGGTACTAAAATTTTATAATCACTCATGTTTTTATATCATAAAAAAATAAAAAATTATAGACGCATACGTATTATAATGAATTATTTTAAATATAGAACAATATAATGGAGAGTTCTACTAAAAATATTATTTATACTGAAATAATGGATGTATTAAAAAATAAAGATGTTAAAATTCAAATTCGAGAATTATTTAAACCTATTATTGAATTGTTATTATCAGATATATACCCTTATATAATACTATCTATGGTTTTTGTCATAATTAGTTTTTTTATAATTTTAGGAAATTTTATTTTATTATTGCGTAGTAGAATTTTATATGATAAAATAATATAATATTTGGTATATATATATGGCTAAGGCAACCCGAAAAAATTACCGCGGTGGAGATGGTGCATCTTGGGTATCATCAAAAGTTGGTGGTTTAGCAGAGCAAACCGCTAAGGCGTTGAGTCCTACTTCTAAAACAAATACTCTTACAGGTGGATCACGTAGAAGAAAGTCCATGAAGAAAATGAAAACTAAGAGTAAACGTGGTGGAGCTTCAAGAAAAAATAAAAGAACACGTCGAAGAAAAGGAGGATTTTTAGGAAGTGTTATCAGTTCTGCTATTGTACCTTTTGGCTTATGGGGTGCACAAAGAAGATTAGCTCGCAGAATGAAGAAACGTTCTTAATAAATTAAATTATTATTTATATTATATTTTTTATAATATAAATGGATCAGAATACGTTTGTTGATAGTATTAAAAAATGGGTTATATTGGATAATAAATTGAAAATTTTAAATGATAAATGTAAAGAAATCAGAGAAGAAAAAAATGAAGTATCTGATAAAATTAATCTCTTTGTTGAAGAAAACAATTTAGATGATAATGTTGTTGAGATTACAGGTGGTAAGTTAAAATTTACAAAAAACAAAACACAAGGAGCAATTACATATAAACTATTAGAAAAATGTTTATCAGACCTTTTTCAAGAAGATCAAGTCGATAGAATTATAGAGCATATCAAAACTAGTAGAGAAACAACTATTGTACCAGAAATAAAAAGGTATTTTTCAAAAATTTAAATGTATATATCATTTATGGAGGTTGAAAATAATATGTTTTCTTTTATAAATCATAATAAATTAGCTCATTTAGCAATACCGTTTTTTTATACTGTAAATAATGATAATATTTGTAAAAATTGTGAAACTAGCTTATTATATAACCCCAAATGTATATCTGATAATTTATTTAATACATTCTTTAAATCAGAAAATATTGACGATGTTATATCTGATGTGCCTAACAAAAAAAAAATTAAAAATACTAGAAAAAAAAATAATGAACATAATAAAAAAACAAGAAAGTTTAATAAAAAAAATAATTAATACATATATATATTTTAAAGTTATTATATATATATATGTCTACTGAAATAAAAGGAGAACAGTTATATAAGAATTTCATGAACTTAGTTGTTGCATTTTTTCCAATAATTATTGTTATTATTCTTGTTGCCCTTGATATTATTAGTGGTATAAGTGGAATAATGATCATAGTAATATTTATTTTACTATTTTACATTTATAATTTATCTATAAATTTTACATTTGGAATTAATAATAACAATTCGGATGAATGTAGCATATGTGGTACACAGAAATGTCAAAAACATGCTTATTTACATCAATTACATACTAGACTACATAGTGGTAATGGATATGGTTCCGGTTATAGACAAGGTTTAGGAAATACTGAAAAATGTCCTAATGGAACTCCTGTATGGGAACATTATTTAAAAAAATATGGGTTGTTATATAATGATTTAGGTACCCCACAATCTGTACCTGATGATGGTATTAAATTCGTTGTTGTTGAATATAATACTCCAACAGATAATAAGGGTGTTTCATTATCTGAAATACAAGTATGGGAAAAAACGAAGTCGCCCCCTCAGGAAGGATCATCTGATGCACAAAATATGGGTGTTGTTAACATAGCTAACAAGGGAACGGTTGATATTGTAAGTGCTTTCATAACTGAAAATGATAATAATAGTGATTTAAGTGGAAATAAACCTGATACATGTCCTAATTTAGATATTAATTTAAACACCGGTACTAGAGATGTATATTATAACAACACATATAGAAATAATCAAAATAATAATCATTACTACAATCACTATGGACATACAGGACATAGAAGAGAGCCAATTGATGAATCCCATTATAATGAACATCATGACCCTCGTAATCATAGACACAATAATCATAATGCACGACCCGAATATAGATATTATAATGATCAAAATAGATCTTTATACAATAGTCACATGGAAGACCATTATTTGGAAGGAATGACAAATGATATTAAAACAACATTAACAAATAATATTTTTTCAGACCAATATCAAAATATTGTAACCGATGGTAGTAATAATACTCTTGTACAAAAAGAAACTGTTAAATTAGGACTTTATACTGCCAAAGATCATGACGAGTTATATGCTGTTAGATTAATTACAGATACAACACTTATGAATGCAACCGTCTCATTATTAAATGGCAATCAACAAGTATTGTATTCTAAAAAAATTAATACTGATGCTAATGTTTATACATTTAAAATGGGTGTTATTGTTAATGAACGTGTAATCGATAAAGATATTGATGATTATAACAGTTCATATAAACAAAAAATATATGATGTTTGTGATATACCTAAAAATAGAAAACAATATGCTATTCAACATAGGGCTAATAATCCCAGAAATAATATGGATTGTACACAAGAAACTTTTATTTCCACTATAAATTTTAAGCCTTTTATGCCAAAAGCAAATCCTATATCTAATGATTTAATTTAATACTGAAATTATATAAACATATTTATTTATATAATTTATAATGAAAACTTTATTAATTCACCTACAAAAGTCTATTAAATCTCCGCTTGTCATTTTTAATAAAAACAATTCTTTAACTATTTTTGGTGTAAATAAAATTGAATATAATCCTCGTGTAAGTAAACATTACAGTGATAATGGTATTATACCTAAAACAGATGTCAATACTAATATTATACATTATCCATCATATGATGAGAAAATGATTGAAAGAATAGTTAGAAATGGTGGTTTATAATAATTTCTTTCTGAAAAATAAACAATATGCTTTTGCTGTTACTACTAATTCTTTTTTTATTTCAGAAACAGACGAATCGTTATAATTATACCATTTTCCATCTGCGTTTTTTACATTTGCTGTGTAGTGACCTCCTCCAGTTACACCACTATGATTACATACACCAAATAATTCATATGTATTGTCATCCTTTTTATATCCTATGACATATTTTGATAGTTCAATAGTGTGTGGTATATCAATATTATTTTGTTTTTTTGAATTGTTTATATCATATCTTTTAATATCTATGATTAATATCTTGGGTAATTTCCAAAAACATGTCTTCTTGTTTATTGCTTCTTTTTGTTTTGTTTTTTCATTATACCATTTATTATCTCCATCTAATACTTCTACTTCGGTAAAACTGTCGAAACAATCATAAATGTTTATATTTCGTTTTTTTAATGGAATTGGTAGATTGATTATAAAAAATGATTCTGAAGCTACACTTAATACGGCCTTTTCATCTAGATTTTCATATTCTACCTCTTTTTGGTATATTAAAGATGCCTGAATACCATAAAATAAATCAATTATTTCACTATATTCTTTTTCCTGTAATCGTTTGTATGACTCTAAACATTTTACTGCTATCTTATCTTTGAAATTTTTTATTTCACCTTTAAGAACTATATCTACCTCTCTTTTTAAACTATCGTGAAAACAACCTAATAAAAATGTTAAAAATTCACTTAAATCATTTTGTTCATATCCTGTAAATAAGTCTTGATTTTTTTCCTTTGCTACTTTTTGAATCGCTGTTACAAAACCTTTTGGTGCTATTGTACAGTTTTGTGACCACATTAACTTTCTTAATTCGTTCCATTCTTTTAATAAGACGGAACTAGAATTTTTATTCATATAATTAAATAATAAAGGGTTGTCTAATAATTCATTTAATTCATATGTGTGTGAAATACACTGTACTGCAGAATTTAAGAAACATGTATTTCCTAGATTAACTAATCCTGTTAATCCTTTATTTTTATATTTTGTTAAATCCATAAGATATTATATAATTAATTATTTAAACAGTTTACATCATTTATATATATATATTAATATATAATGAATGAAGAAATGATTAGTACGTATAATCGATTTATTATATCATCACAACGAACTATGAACGATATAGTTAACGTTATTAATAATCAGGAATCAGCCTTAAGGAGATATATTAATGGTGATTATAATAATACTAGAAATACTATTTATACATTAAGACATGAAAATGAAGAATTAAGAAGAATTATTAATAATAATAACATTAACCATCAATTACCTAGATTTACTACATCTATTCCTACACCCAATCCTACACCCAATCCTACACCTATTCATATTCCTATACAAAGAAATACTATACCGTATGATAGTATTATTGGTAGTCATAGAACTACTACTAACAGAAGTAATGATAATCGTAGAAATACCATGATTAATTCTAATATTGGTAATAATAATCAATCTGAATATATTAGGAGATATTTTAATAATAATTTTCATGGCTTATTAATTGATGCAATTGGTCAAAATTTATCTCCTGTTGTTGTTAGACCTTCTGCATTACAAATTAGAGAAGCTACAGAAGTTGTTCGTTTTGGTAATATATTTGATCCACCTAATAACAGTTGTCCTATTTCTCTTGAAAGGTTTAATAATGATCAATTAGTTACTAGAATTATATATTGTGGTCATATATTTTCTAGTGAAATTCAAACATGGTTTGAGACTAACGTTAGGTGTCCCCTATGTAGATTTGATATTCGAGAACATCGAAATAATCAAACTTCTAGAAATAATTTATCTGCTATTAATGAAACTGATAGTCAACAGCATACTATACCAGAGCCTGATATAGAAAATGAATCAGAATCTGCTACTGAACATGAAC